CCAACACCAGCGCCAACACCAGCGCCAACCCCAGCACCAACACCAGCACCAACCCCAGCACCAACCCCAGCACCAACTCCAGCACCAACCCCAGCACCAACCCCAGCACCAACACAAGCGCCAGTTGCAAACCCTCAAAATATACAGGTTTATGATGGATTAATAAATCTTTATAACAAAAGCCCTAGTGGTGATACATCTAAGAAGTTCTTTATTGTTAGCTGGTCAAGTCAAAATAATGCAGATTCCTATAAAATTACTCTTAAAAATGGCAATACAATACTTGGGCAATCATCTCCTACAAGATCACAAGTTATATCTGATACAATAAACAAAGGAAACGTTATGTACTGGGTAGAATATACTAGGGCGCAGAATACATTATCATCTACAAGTATTTTTGTACAAGTATTTAAGAATGGTATTGCATCTACCGATGTAGATGCAGGTACTCATTGTGGTATTTCACCATTCGGAACTGGCTATGGAAATTGTCCATCTAGAGATTGGAATGTTGCAGTGGCAGCAGCAGCAGCAGCAGCAGTACCCTAGGGTACCTTTTGGCGTAGTAAAATAAGGTCTCTTAAAAGAATTAAGTTCACCCTTAATGGTGGCACTTACCGTCAAATACTTAAGTTAACTACCCCATAAAAGGGGTACTTAACTTAAGTATTTGACATGGTATGAGACGTTATCTTAGTTATAGTAGATAAGACAATCAAAATATCCTTACATATTAGGGATGCGCCAACGCATAGTACTAATAATATTATTAACCATAATATTATTACTAACATTCATATTATACATAGTCAATAAAAGCCCAGTGGAAGGTTTTGCAGATACAAATACTTTTTACACCAGCGATGCAGACTTAACACAACGATTAACTAATTTATTAGGAACAAACAGCCATAAGATAGAAACCAGTCCTATTCCCGGTTTAAAAAAACAAGATGACATTTGCAAATTAGCCACAGAACCCAAATATATTCCATCACGTAATCCAAATTCCGAATATAATTGTGGTTGGTTGTTCAATGATGACGATGAAACAGATTATAAAGAATCATATGGTCATTTGGGTACTGAAAGCGGACCCGTTGACCAGCTTAAGACAAATAGTGGACAGTACATTTGGAACCTTAAAGAAGCACAAAAAATGGAAGACGCAAAAATATGTAAGCGCATCAGTATCTGTGAGCTGGTAGACCTGAAACCCCAAACATGTGGCTTCTGTCCATCCCTAGGTTATGGTATTCCTATCAATTCTAAGGGTCAAAATCTTTACACAAATACCCTTGGCTTGACCTGTCCTGAAAATCCAATTACCAATTCTAATAAGTGTCCACGTCCTTTTCCAAAGTCCTATGCGGATGAAATTTATGAACGTCTTCCTTGCGACCCTGACCCTTTAACGGGAAAACTTAGCAATGAGTGCTTGCTTAGAATTGCCAAAGCCTTCGGGTTTCCTGAGTCAGGACCCCTTATAAGAATCCTTCAAGGTGATTTAGATGGTTATATGAAAAGTGGTACTGACGCTAACTTTAAATTGAATAAGGCGAAAGATATACTCATGGAAGACCTTCGTATGAAGCCCAATGACGCCTATTTCGGCAAGGGTGTATGTTTAAGAACCGACTTAGTGAACTACTATAATTCACTTAAGAATGCTCTATATCAAAAGAAATCTGAAAAGGCTCAAAAAGCTGCCGGATTTATAATTCGTAATGAACCCTTTGACCCCTGCTATAAACGACCAGATGAAAGTGGTCCCTTTGACCTAATCTGTATTCAACGTCTTGCCTTGATGAATAATTTCACTCAAACGGGTCTTAAATTTCCTAAAACCGAAGACGACTTAGATAAATTCGAAGATAACCACTGGGCTTATGTACAAGATTACTATAAAAGAAGGGGTAATCTCATCTATTCAACGGATGTAAAAGTAAAAAAACAGGCATTTTTAGATAATTATGGAATAAAATTAGAATAATTGTTTCAAACACCATCTGTACCGACAAATACTCTCATACCGAATTTAAGTACTTCTAATAAGGGAAGTAATTAATTTCGGTATGAGCGTTATGAGACTTTATATTTTTACGATAAATTAATTAATTATATTAATTAATTTATGAAATAATTTACCGTCAAATACTTAAGTTAAGTACCCCATAAAAGGGGTACTTAACTTAAGTATTTGACATGGTATGAGACGTTAGAAAATTGTACAATCATTTTTTTTTCGTCTGGCGCGTGGCAGCCGCTGAATCACGTATATTATCGTCCAACTTTGGATTAAATAAGGGGACCATACTGGGTGGCTCAAAACGATAGCATTGAGTAATTTCATTTTCATTGGCATTTAATTCACAGTCGACCGCACCATGTTTCATAGCATTGAAAAGTGATTCTGCTAAGGTTCTTTTACCGTTTGATATAGCTAAAATCTGTTCATCCGTACTTAAACCACCATCCTTGATAAGAAGTGTCTGGTCAACACGCCTTTCTGTCTTCTGCGCCTCAGAAAATGCCGAAATGTAGGTATAAACCTCCACAGTCCGCTCATCAAAGGGTAATGATTTGTGAGAACAAATACGAATAGCCCGTCCTTTGACCTGTTCTAAACGCACATAGTTCCAATATGGTTCCATTAGATGAACTTGGCGAACATTTTCTAATGAAATACCTTCGGCACCAGATTGTGTAATCATAAATGCTTGTGCAATCTTACCTTGAATGTTATCATTTGCACCACCGTTGATTTTCTTAATTTGTTCAGTTAATTCAGGTGTTAATTTAGCCCAATTTGCGTTGAAAATATGTTTCAAAATATCACGCTTTTCAGCTTTATCATCACCAGTATAAGCAATGTAACGTTTTTTATCCTTATTTTCATCAAGTAATAATTCTGGTACCAAACTCCATTTATCATTGACCATCTGAACATCAAGCTTAATATAATTCTTCTGAAATTCTAAGGCAATACCAAAAATTCCTAAACCCTCCAAGGTCTTAAAATTACTATAGACTAAAACGGGGCCCTTAGCCGTTTCCATGTTATCAATCACAGATTGAAATTTGGGACTATAAATTTTCAAGGTATCCTTATTAAAATAATCAGGCCCTCTGCGTCGTAATGATATAAGTGCAGTTTGAATAGCCTCTAAATAGGGATTGACAACCGTTGCAGGCATGACCTTTTCTTCGGGTGTCTCTTCCTGTATTTCTTCTGATACAACATCGTCACTTTCTTCCTCATCAGTAGTTTTTTTGTTATTATCTCCCTTAGCCTGACCCAAATCAGCTGCTGCGTAGGATTCATCTCCAGGTCGTGGTCTAGGAATTTCTTCAGGAAAAACATAATTGCAGGCAGCACGACTAAAAATTTTGAAGGTGCTTTTTTGGCTTTTCATAACTTCCTCATATCCGATAACCTTTTTTGCAGGCGCCTTTCGTTTCTGTTTAGAATCTTTCTCCTCCTGTTTAATTTCAGCATTTCTAACGATTGTATATTGTTGTAATTGTCTATCACTCATTTCAACACGAACTAGCTCGTCTTTTGTAACACGCGCTACAAGTTCCGCTTTTCCAGCCTTATAATATGAAATTAGGCCTGATAAACGTGCTGTTAAGACCATATTATTGGGTTCTTTTAATGTAAGTGTGTCTTTATTGATAAAAGTCTTCACAAAATCTTCCTCAATGTCGGGCAATCGTTGAAAAACGCCATATTTGATATTAGTAAAAAGCTCACCGACTCCTTTCATTAGTTTTTTGAGCTCGCCTTCAATACGACTAATCCAACCAGGTAGGTCCCGCTCACGACGAATTTCTGCCCCTTCAGTTGCCAATTCTTCATCGCGAACAAATCCACGTAATTCACCAGTTGCAGGGTTAATCACCTTACGATATCCGGATGGTACAGGAGTTAATCTTACAGAAATAAGTCCATCACCAGGTAGGACTTCAAAAAGGTCAACCTCTGGATGTTTATTTAAAAAGGCTTTGACTATACTAATATCTATACCTGATGTTAAGGTAAAGGTGCTATATCTCATATCCCCGCTAAGAACATTTGCTAAAATACCCAATTCCTGAGGATAGTTAATAATAGGTGTGCCTGAAAGACCTATAATTTTAGCACCAACAGCATTACATAAAAGACGGTAGACTAAGTAAGCAATGCGATATTTTTTACCAGTCTGACAGAATGTAGCCATATATTCGGGGACTAAGGGTTCATTTTTGTAAAAAACCTCCAAATTACTACCATTCATGTTACGAATCAGATTGTGTATTTCATCAATAATAATAACTGCACCGTCAAACATACGCGGACTCTTACAGGCCCATTCACGGACACGTTCTTCAGTCAGACCATTATAATTAATAAACTGAAAGCGACTAGCAATGTGTTGTTGAATCTGTTCATTAATTTGAGCTTGAACAATAGGTTCCAAGGTACTCCAGTTAGAAGGTAACTTAGGATCCGGTACCCATCCACCCTTTATTTTATTTATCCAGCCAGCCGGTAATCCTAGTGTATCCATAAGGAAGGTCAGTTCTGCACTAGGAACCTTAAGCAAGGCAGGTATAAAAGTCCAGTGATTTTCTTGCTGAAATGCAAAATAACCACATTTCATCATTTCACCACGGAAATTACCACTTAATGAAGCAGGTGTCATAACTATAATCTTACGATTACCGGCACGATAAAGCGCCTCTGCAGTGGCAATAGACGTACAAGTCTTACCTGAACCTAAGCCGTGATACACTAATAAACCACGATAAGGACTTGCTCTTTGTAAATAGTCACGTACAAAGGCTTGATATTGAAATGTCTTTATTTCTTTACTAGATGCCTTTGCAGCCTTTAGACAAGAATCAGGGTCAGGGTCTTCAGATGGTTTTGGAAGTATGTAATTTTTAAAGGTATGAACTAAAAAGTTCTTAAACATTCGTCTGTTTTCAGGTACAAAAAACGGAGGTGTTACCATATCAGAACCTACATCTATTTTCTCCTTTACATGCGACATAAGCTCACGTAAAGTTGGGTCAACAGAAGGGTCAATTTGCAAGGTTTCCTGTTCCGTTTTTTCATTTACCTTTACAGTTGTTGCCTTATCAAGGTTCAGAGCTTCAAGGTCAATAACTTCAGCAAGAACAGGAGCATCAGATAATTCTTTTTTAACTTTTTTAGGAGCCACGGGTAATTGTTCTTCTACCTTTTTGTTCACGTCAGTTATTTCACTTAGGCGTGCCTTTTGTAATTCTAAAGGGGCAAGTGGTACTAAGGGTTCCGGGGCTTTACCTATAAATGCTAATGGTACAACCTTAGAAAAATCTTCTGCAATAGCAGCATCAGAAGGTACAATCTTTGGGTCAAATTGTACCTTAGTTCTTTTTAAGGCTGAAAATTTGGGTGGTCCTTTTACCACAGGGGCATCAGACATCTCTCTAAATTCAAACAACGATTTTACTATTGTCAATATTTGCGTACAAGGTTTATAAAATTGACTTTATATTTCTTTTAATTCTTAAAGAGCGAAATGCCACCACCGCCTAACTATGATTGTCCCGTTTGTAAGAAGGGATTCCAGCGTGGATATTTAGCAAAACATATTCATACACATTCTCAATCAGACCTTAAAAAAGAGGTAATAAATAGGGATGATATAATGACAAAATCAGCTCATCCACATTTTAATTGTTCTGGTCACACGTATATTATTTGTCCTTTTATGAAATCTGAAGGGTTTGAATTAGGTACAAAACTTCACAGAGAACATACATGCAATTATACATACGCCGATTGGTTAAATGACAAATCAACAGAACCTGTTGCTGTATCAGTACCAAAAAAAAAGAATACAATAGTAGAGCCAAAAGAGGAGCCTATAGTAAATCAAATTAATATGATTTTACCAGAGGATGAAAAACACTCTGAAAACCATATAAAATGTAATTGTCATATTGAGATTGCGCGACTAAAGATTGAGCTAGAACGATTTAATACATGGAAGGAACTGATTCTATCTTCTGTACCGAAGGCATTAGAGCCGAAGGTATCAGAGCTAAAGGCATTAGAGCCGAAGGTATCAGAGCCAAAGGTATCAGAGCCAAAGGCATCAGAGTCAGGACCAAATATTATTGTACCACCTAGGAAAGCGACCAAGCCAAAAATTCAGGCTTCAAAGAAGGAAATTGAGAAGGGAATGTGGTGCACAACATGTGAAGCCTGTGGTACAACTGCACAGTTTAATACTGATTTACGTGCATGTTGTAGTTGTAAGCGCATGACACATTTTAATGACGACCTAACAAATTGTTATCATTGGGATTGTACTGTCTGTGATAAGAAGAGTTGTTATTCGTGTGTAAAGCAGGCAGGCGGTAATAAGATGAAGCCTTTATGTTCACAGACCTGTGCCAATATTTATAAGTTGCGAAAGTAGGTAATGGCGAAATTAGATTTACGCCCCTACGGTCTTTTTTGGGATTTAGACCCAAATACCATGAAACATCCTGTTCCCGAAGCCTTTAAAGTAGCACGAGCCTTAATCAGAAATGAACGTAGTCTTTACATTTATGACGAAACAGATGAAATGAATATGCGTATTGTACTAAAAGATGTCTTAGGCACCGGAACGTATGGTACTACATATTCCACTGATACAGAAATTGACGGCGTAGAAGTTGTTGTAAAAGTAATTCAACATGATGCCAGTTATACTACTGAAGATGTAGCCACAGAGGTAATTTCACAGATTTTAGTAGTTAATGCGACCGCAGATTTTGTAGATGCTAAACATGCCTTGAAAGGTCCTTTTGCTCCAAGAGTTTTTAAGTTTGCCAAAGATGAGTACTATTACTATATTGTAAATGAGAAAATGGCAGTAGATTTTAAAAATATTCTCAAAATCGACTCCTCCTTAAATTTAAAAAATGGCATATCACAAATATGTATAGCGCTAAAGGTTCTATATGATAGATTACAGTTTAACCATCGCGATTTTAAGCCAGATAATATTATGTTTTCGTACGCAGGTAATGTAAGACTCATTGATTATGGATTCTGTTGCTTAAAATATGGTCAAATGTCAATAAGTTCAGGATATGAATATCCAAAGGTGTCACTAAAGTATTGTGATAAACGTTCACGTGATTTGAATGCCTTATTTTTCTATATTCTCAATTATTCAATGTACTCAAATATTGTTTGTCCATTTAAGCGTATTATGAAGGCGCTTATGTACGACAATAAAAGCGACCCTGTAAATTGGACCGCTTCTTATGTAAAATATAATTTACGCTCTGAATTAGTGAATCTATATCCTGAAAATGTCTTGAAGGTTTTTGATGGACTTGAATTCCATAACATGAAGCGTACATGTTCAGATTTTAAACCAGAGTGGACTAAAAATATAGAAATGGTTAACAAAGGTGTCATAGAAAATTTAAATGATGAAGAAATAGATTTTTTAAATAAGGATAAACTAAGAGTCTTTTTAACAGATGATAAATCTATTATTTTGACAAAAAAGGTCATGCGTTCAGTAAGTGACCCAATTTTAAAAGATTTTTGCTATAATTTATTGAAGGAATTAAATAAAAATAATGACCCAATAGAAATTAAAAATGACCGCGCTACACCACTTGCAAAGAAGCAGAAGCCAGAATCATTAGATAAAAAGGTTTTTTCTCACATAAAAAACGGTCTAGGTGGTTTTAGAAAACAGACACGTAAAGTAAGGAATAAAACAAAAAAATGAAATCAATACGTAATCAATAAGTTTGTTAAGAAAAATATGGACACAATTACCAATGAGCTTCATGGTGAGTCAAAAATTTACATGCCTTGGAATGTCCATAATAAGGATGTACCTGATTCTGAAATTATGCGCATCCTTTCAACCTATGGTGTAAAGGATGTACCACTTAATTGGGACCTTTTCAGACAGGCTTTTGTCCATCGCTCCTACGTTGACCGACCTGAGGGACCCGCAGTTCAGAACACGGGTGAAAAGGTCATCATTGCACCGCGTCCTGAAGGCTGTATGCCACTGAAGTTGGCCGATAATGAAGAACTAGAGCATCACGGTGATGGTATTCTCCAGGCAATTACTGCGGAGTATCTGTGTATGCGTTATCCTGGAGAGGGAGAGGGATTTTGGACTTCTCTTCGTTCGAATCTTGTGAACAATAAGATGCTAGGTCATCTGGCCGAAAAGATTGGTATGGGCAAGTGGCTGATTGTAAGCCGTCACGTAGAAGACCTTTGTAATGGTCGTCATAATCTACGTATTCTAGGCTCTATGCTAGAGGCCTGGATTGGGGCCTTGTACAGAGACCTTGTTACTATTGATAGGGGTAGGGCATTTGCCCGTGCCTTTGATTGGATTGTTTGTCTATTTGAGTCACATGTTGATTTTGCATCACTTATTTCTACAAATACCAACTATAAGGACCAGCTACTAAAGTTCTACCAGAATCTTCATCATTGTCCTCCAAAGTATAAGGAGGTTGCTGTAGAGGGACCACTTCACAATCGCACCTTTACAATGGGTGTTCTTCATCCAGACGGTTCAGTGGTAGCAGTAGCAGTTGCACGAAATAAGAAGGTTGCTGAGCAAGAGGCATCACGTAAGGCACTTATCAAGCTAGGTGCAATTAGTATGGACGCACCCCAGCGAAAGGAGGATTAGACCCTAATAATAAGTACAATAGTCTCCTATACTTAAATATCCTGGATGTATAGATTTTTCTACAATATCTCTCACTACTGCTATGTTATAATCTGATAGTATATTATCCTCTTCCATAGTTTTTTTCATATAATTAATAACATAATTCCTAATCCAAAAATGTCCTTTGTGTGGGTTATTAATTTTGACTGAATCATATAAATATTTAAATTCGCACGAATTGATATTATTCATTATAAAATATAAATCTCCGTTTCCCTCCATAAATGGAGCCCAGGGACAAATAATACGATGTATATAAATTTTATCCATATTATATTCTTGTAAGTTTATATCTTTCCACAAGAAAACATCATATCTATAAGATATGACAATATCGTAAGATAAATTATTTTTTAGTTCATAATCTTCTTTTATTTCGATTGATTTTTTTATACTAAGTGCGTGACTGATTCCACCAAAATCATTGTCTTCTTTACATAATTTTGTTATTTCATCTGCATAAATCAAATTATTTTCAAATATATATGCTTTAGGTTTATACAACTTAACTAATTCATTTTGTAAATCTGTATTCCAGCAGTGTTGAAAAATATCTATATCATAAAATTCTAAATTAGGTTCTATAATATGTTTTAAAATAGAATTATAACAAAGCTTATAGTTAATATAATCGGTATTGGTATACATATCATTTTTTGTAATAAGTCTAGAGCGGTGATTACTAACAGCACCCCGCATACAAATAGCAACTTTTCGCTTTTTGATAAGTTCACTGGTAGTTATTGTCTTTCTATAAGTAAACCAATCTATTCCCAATTCATTAAAAAAAATACAGATTTCATTGTCGTGTATATTTATAAGTCGTAATGCGCAATTACGTATCTCTCCTCTTCCAACACTAGATTCAAACCAATGGTTGTTTTCTAAATAAATAGCATGGTCAATTAGACTAATATTTTTGGTTTGTTCTGTTTCATTATCCCAAGGATTATCATTTGGATTCACATATCTTAAGAAAAAATTCTTATCCCACAAAGAAAACATATGATTCATTAAATAACAAGAATTCTGCTGAAATCTAAATAAATTTCCTTCTACATGGTCTAAGTTAAACCAGTGTAGTTTCTCAGTTATACGAAATGCATTCATTTTATATTTAAAAAAAATCTCTTCATATTGAGTAGGATTGAAATTCTTTTTAGCCCAGAAATCCTCCTGAGAATAATATATATATTTTTCCTCAATTTGATTTAAAGCTGTAATTAATCGTTGCCCCCATTCTGCCTTACCAGTTTTAATAAGTATTATTTCGTCTGACTTAAAGGGTAATTCTTTTTCTTCAGTTAAAAAATAGACCTTTTCAAAGCCGGATACGTACTTTTTATAAAAAAAGAACCATAAAGGCCACCATTTTTCATAACTATCACAAGTATGTATAACTAATGGAAAAACCATCCAAATCTAAAAATAAATAATATATTTATCTTTATATTTTGCCCCATTGACTGATTTCGGTATTATTTAGAGTGAAGCGCCGTCCATAAAGTTTTGGCTAAAACTTTTCCAACAGTTCGTTTACCCAAATCTATCTTAGCCAAATCAGTTTCACTTAGCTTCATAAGACCTTCTAAGGTACCATCACAAGCATCCAGTATGGATTCGCTCATTTTAGCACCGATTCCTGCAAGTGAACATAACATACCGGCTGCTGGTCGCTTCATATTACGATTTGCCGATTTTTGAGCTGAAAGTGCCTCAGTATATACGGCTGCTGCCACAGTTGCATCAACAACAAGACCACTACCTGAAGAAAAGACTTCATTATCTTCCTGTAACATCTTACATAGTTGTATGAGCAAGCTTACACTATTTGCAGTATCACGTGTCTGCAATACCGAAATTCCATAGCGTAATTGTAAGCGTAAAACTAGACTGTAAAGAGTTGATTCTAGTACACGCCCAATTCCCCATACTCTATTTAATTCATTTGTCCATCCACTACCAATTTCAATCACATAAGCAATGGCAACACCTTGACCTTTCACAGATAGAAGGCGTGCTCTTTGTTCTCTATAGCGCCCATCACGATTTGACGAAGCCAAATCAGCCAAACTCTTTCTTTCTAAGACTAGAAGAGGTTGGCCTCCTTCTACACTAATCATCATATCGCCAACTTCCAAATTTTGTGTTGTGACCGTAAAAGGTAAATTATCAGCCCGTAATTTTAAATTTTCATATAGTTCTTTTTCACGAAAGTCAATATGAAGAATTAATTTAGACATTATGTATATTATGTCGTCATTCGTTAAGTGCCTTCACTGCTTCACTGCTTCCATTGCTCCCATAGCTCCTAATTCTTCATTAAGTAAAATAGGATTTTTCTCATAAACAATATTATCGACAAGATTCATAAGATACTTCCACCGCTGAAGCTCACAGTCACGTTGGTCCGCTGGATACTTAATACGTATAATAGGAAACTCTAGTAATTCTTCATCGGAAATATATCTATTGTTATGTACAAAAAGTAATTCTATTTTCCATAAGTAACTTATGGCAGGTAAACACAGATGTGAGATAACGGTATCGTCAAAATGTTTATACAAAATAGGATCATTGAGTTGATATGATTTTAGATGTTGAGCAACATCAGGTGTAAAAATCATACAGGTTCCAGAAATAAATTTATGAGGTTTATTTTTATATTCATCCCAATCTTGTAATGGGAAGAGATAGATATAACCTACTATCATTCTTGTGCGTGGATAGGTGTAGATAAGTGTATGTAATTTTGGAAAATTAATATAGGTTGAAAGGTTAATTCTTATAATATAGTCGTAGTCAGCTGTGTTAATTTTTTGCAAGCCCTTTAAAAATTTAATAATCATTAAGGGATAAAATCGCGGTATTAGTTCAATATTAGGGTCAACTACAAATTTATCAGGGTCTAAATCTAAGACATAATCATTTTTATCACAAGTGTAATAATCAGGTGGTTTATGTTCAAAAAGAAACATATGAGGTATGTTGTACTTTTTAAATAATGCCTTACGCATTTGAATAAAATGGTAGTAACAATCATATTCAAAGCTTGCAACAACAAATACAAAGATTCTTGAAAAATCTAAGGACATACTAAATATCTATCAAAGATTGGATTTAGGTACCGTCAAATAATTATATTAAGTATTTGACATGGTATGAGACGTTAGAGTTTTATCCATTAAATACCATCCTCAGGTAAGGTGCGGTTTCCACCACGTGACGCTACCATCTGGCGTTGGGCAGGTGTAGAGCATACACAGCCACCACTACAACTATAAGAAGCACCACAGCATTCTGGCTTACATTGGTTATTCTTAAACATGAAGAGATTGTCGGGACCGGGACCTGTAAATTCAGGACCAGCTAAGGGCTCGTTGGGAAGGGTATCACGCCAAGAACTGACTCCACCAGCAGGAACCTTAACTACATTATCATAGGCACCAATAGGTTGATAAGCGGAGCCATTACCAGCACCACCAAGTTTATAATTTTCAAATTTCTCACCCAATTTTAATCCGCCATTCATGACATAGTTAAAAAAACCCTCTTTGTCATTCGCATAGTTTGTTAATCCCATAATCATAAGAGCATTCGCTAGAAAAAGTAGACCCAAGCATGTGATTAAGAAGATAGTAGATGATTTATACGCGTTAGCCATTCTATTTATTATTTCTATTTTTTGATTGGTAAGAAATATTATAGCGCACTATTTAATCTGGACAGGGTAAAATCATAAGTTTTATCTATATTCTCTAGTCCTATATCACTATAGTCGCGCAGTACGGTATTATTAATTTTAAAAGTACCAGATTCTGTAAATATAGAAATCATATTACAAACCGGGGACTTTGACATCCAGCAATCACTTTGAATAGCCTGATTCCACGTACCAGTCTGATTCAAGACCCAACAAGCTCCACTCATTAAAATACCATCATAGTTTCCAAACACTTTTGTTTCACCTTGTGCAATTGTAACAAGTCCAATTACAGTTGTATATCCATCTACATCCATAATTTTATCTCCAATGATTAAGTCAGAAAAGCGTTTTACAGATATAGTACTGTCTGACATTAGAACGCATATTTCAGTATGCGGTGAAATACCCGTTTCAGAATTTAAAATATCATCATTCTTAACATGAACGATTTGTTTGTTGCCAGAATTGAGTCGTTCATATACAAATTTATTCCAGTCATCCATAGATTCATTATCAAGTTCTTCCCAATCAGCAAAAATCAAGGTGTGTTTATTTCCAACAATTGGAATATAGTGTGAACTTGTATTTAAGCAATAAATTACTTCTGGTAATTCACCATTGTATATTTTGGCACCTTCAGCATCTTTTACAAGTATAGCCACACCATTCTGGTAGATAATATGTGAACCTGATACAACAATACCGTCAATATTATACAATAGTGTATTAGGATATGTCTTAAATTTTAATACTGAGATGACTTTCGAACCATCTGCAAGTATATCATCTAACTTGATAGAATCTATACGTTGATTTAAACCATTAGACATTGCGACTCTTGTACCTCCCTCAAAACAAAATGCACCACTCATTCCACCTACATTACCAGCATATGCAGTAGTTCCAATAACTGTAATAGCTGTTAAAATTAATGGTATTACAGGAGCTAATAAAAAGAACAAAAATATAACCATTACAACCAAGATAACAAGAATAGCAATTGAAACGGTTATCATTAATTCAAATGCGTTCATAATAGATTTTATTAGAGAAAGTCCTGCAAATAAAGAAGAAACCGCAATTGAGTTGGCTTTTTGCATAGCAGTCATTTGTTTCACAAAGGTTTTGTGTAATTCGTGTATAGTCATATTAAAGCGACGACCAAAGATATCAAAAATACGTTCTAATCCGTGAAATAAATTAGAAGACAATGAACGTAAATTCATTACATAACCAATGGATGCAATAGATGACTCTATCATTTTAACAAAAACATCTAGAAGTGGTTTGATAGCAGTTTCTAAAGCACTTTTCGCAATTTCTGAAGTACAAAAACTAAAATTATCTGTTGTAAATTGAATTTCTGAGCGTGGATCATCAGCAGGTTTAAACATGGACGCCCAAAACATAATTTCAGGCATACATCTATACTTTGCCCACTGTGACATAACAGATTGTGCTTCAAAACTAGAAATAATACGGGTAATACCTAAGGCTAAAAGAATTGATAGAATAATAATATATACCCACATTGTGGTCCCCTGATGTAAACAGAGTCTTTTTCAAAAACAAAATACCGCCTTACCGGGCTTATACATAAATTATTGGCATACTTTTGGAATGAACAGAGTATAAATTTGTAGGCTTATTTCTAAGTGGTGGAGATAGATGAACTGGAAGAATGGGAGGAAATAGAAGTTCCTTTAGTGGGCGCTTTTTATATGTACCGGTACGCTTATCAAATTTAAGGTCGTGAATAAGTTTCGTTATAATTATAACTATAATTATAATGAAACATTCTGCAATTTGTATCAGGGTCATTTTTTTATAAAGTTCTGTAAATAGTATTCCATTATGTCAATTTTTAATACTTATATAAAATGGTTAGTCCAGCGTGTTACCTGAAGCTGAAGCCTTCTTACGGGCAATAGCAAGGTCGCCATCGTCAAACATACCCTTTACAGCAGAATTATCACCAGTATTCGTGGGACCAATAACTGTATTGCTTGTATCACGAACCTTAGAACCCTGAAGACGCTCACGCTTCTGAGCCTCAAAGAACTCATCCTTCTTTGATTCATTGTCTCTGTAAGACTTCATGAGTGTATTTAGCTGGTCCTCAGCATACTCCTGCTTTGAAATATCTGAGGCAGCCGGGTCCCAAGGTAGCCAAAATCCCATCTGACCTACAAAGACATTGAATGACGGGTCAAGCTTCTGAAGACTCTTTGCACGGTGTGACGCTTCATCAAATGTATCGTAGCATCCACGAATCTTAAGACCGCGTACAGTTGTTCTAAAGTTATTCTTAGCAAAGTAATCATCATCCAACTTCTTGCGGTTCTTAAATAGATAAGTTTCATAATCTTCCTGGATAGATGTATCCTTGATATCATTCATATTGGACTTGACAAACTTCTCTAGTGAGTCATTAACATCTAAGGCAAGTGATGCACGTGTTTTCTTAAAAAGGTCTGTAGCACCACTAATATCTTCCAACGTAACAGTCTTATCATTTATTTTTGATACAATTTCTTCAAGCAAATCCTCACCCTTAGAAAAAGCATCCGTAACACGCTTTACCTCGTTCATAAGAAAGCCCTCGGTAGCCTTAATCTTGTATTGGATTTCGTAATCTTTTAGGAAGGCGTTAAAGAAGAACAAATCCTTATTAGCTAAAACATTCTCCGGACTTAAAAAACTAAGACAAACAAATTTCTGGCCTGGAATCTCCTTATCAGCTTCAAGATATTCTTCGCGTTCTTCAGACATTATAATTAGACATAAAAAGTTTAGTTTAAATCCCTTTTATAAGAAAAAATTCCCGAGTCTAAAATAGAAACAAATGGACCTTTCAGTTACCGAGCTAGTTACACGCGTTATTAAGTATTTGCTAGAGGGCCTTGCCGTAGCCGTAGCGATGATTGTCATCCCCCGCCGTATCCCCACTTTAGAGGAGATTGTCTCAGTCTCAGTTGTCGCCGCTCTTGTTTTCGCCATCCTTGACTTACTTTCACCCTCAGTCGGCCTTACCGCCCGCCAAGGTGCTGGCTTTGGCTTGGGAGCTAACTTAGTTGGCTTCCCCGGTGGCCCAAAACTTGCGTAAAGAGTCTATTTACCAAAGTATCAATATAAAGTATGTATTTTTATTAAAAATACATATTTAATGAAATATAAAATAAACGCAAAAATCTGTTTCAAAAATAAGAAATTTACAAAAAATTGAAGAAACAATATACTTAAAATCTATTGTTAAGAATCATTGAAAGCAAAAGAAGCTTTTAAAATGTCTAGCACCGTTTCGCCCCTTGTGAATGCCCGCAAGCCTCGCGCGAAGATGAGTGAGGAGAAGCCTATTGATGAGCAGAAGAAGGAGCGTAAGCCCCGTACCAAGCTTACCGATGAGCAGAAGGCAATCATGGCTGCAAAGCGTAAGGCAACCATTGCTGCCAAGAAGGCTACTGACGATAAGCCAAAGGAGTCAAAGGTTAAGAATACTGATGAAAAGGTTACCGATTCTGATACTTTGAAGAAGGAGCGCAAGGTTCGCGGAAAGATGACGGATGAGCAGAAGGTTGCAATGGTTGAGAAGCGTAAGGCCACCATGGCAAAGAATGTTACACAGTTTGTAAATGAGCCAATCACTTCTGTAATTGCAACTTCGCCTCCTCGTACCACGAAGGATATGACGCCCGATGCGCCTATTAAGCCCAAGCGCATTAAGAAGGCACCAGTAGCTAAGGTTTCTGAGATGGTTCTGGATGAGCCTAACAAGTCGGCTGTCTAAAACAAGATAAAAAATCAAAAAGAATAATTTTTGATTTTTTAAAATAAAAAGTCTAATACCGAATTTAAGTACTTCTATGATTGGAGTGCTTAAATTCAGTATTTGACTGTAACCATTTCTAATAATTAAGACTTTATGCAGGTGCCGGAATATTATCCCAAGGATTAACTTGAAAATGAGTTGATAGGGCATATGATGCTTCTTTTGAAGGATAGCCTTTAGCACGGCACAACATTTCCTGATTTTGGAAAAACGGTAGTTCTTCACGACCTGTATAAAACATAGCACGCCCTACTTCGTCTTTTGCAGGAGGTACACGAGATTCAGGAGGAGAGCCAGCAACCCATCTGTTTGGAACTCCATTATTTAAGAAAACATGTGTTCTAAATTTTTCTACTTCGTTATTCGGTGATAGGCCAGTTTTTACAGATTCAATTAATAAAACAGGTGGTACATAAACTGAACCTAATCCTGTATAATATGCACTAGGAAGTGTGACCATTTCAAGTGAGAATTTACCGTCGGGTGAATTTATAGTACCCTTGTTTTCCGTGCCTTCAAAAGCCTGGTCGGCATTATGGTACGGGAGACCTGAACCAGAAAAGCTCATACAGCGATGAGGGCCTTTGGGGGCAATCCATTGAATTTTCTGTGGGAAACCTATAAAGGCTGATACATGCCCATGTATCGTTATATTACCAGCGTCATTTCGGATAACCAAAATATCGATTCCATTGCCTTTAAATGAATGGCTGGTTGTCATTCTACTCACTATATATAAAGAGTTATTGTATTTTCAAAAAAATAACAGATATGATATTTTTTTTGAAAAATATTTAATTATTTAGGCACGGGGACCACTGTAGGGTGTGGACCTGGCGGAAAAGCCTTCGGGTTGGTCTAAAAATTTCCAGAATTTTTCCTTATCATCAGCTGCACATTGGCTAGCTTCACGCATACCTTCCATGGAATAAGTATCAGGCATATTTGGAACGGTAGCCTTAGCTAGGGCATCAGAATTATCAACAGAACCGGCTGCTTCAGGAACGTATAAGCGACCTGTTCCAATACCGGCATAATGACCGGGGATTGTTTCACAGCCCTTCCATGTACATACACGTTTATATAATTCGGGTACCATTGTATCAACACAAGAATTCTTGGTAGGTGCTACTTTTTCAGTAAGAAGTGTACGCGCTTCATCAATTAGTGATTCAGACGATTGTACCATCTTCTGACGACCGTCATGTTCTCCCCAAACACCTGTTACTTTGAGTGGGTACTGTAGGCAACGCGGTCTATAGTCAGTAAATAAGCGCCCATCCTCCATTCTATTAGCAGATTTATCATTATTGGGATCAATTGTTGTGTAGCAATTACCGTTTGAAGGAACGGCGGGTGCGTATGATAAGGACGACATCTCTGCCATTTGTATTTTTTATTATTTATTCAGAATTCGGTGCGCCAATATCATCAAATGAGAGAATTTTCTCAGGTTCATTTTTCTCTTGGCCAATAATTTGTCCCACTTTATCACGTAGAAGTCTGATTAAATCACGCTTTCTTAGTTCTGCAGAGCCGGGAATGTTGTTAGCTTCAGCCATGCGACGCAAATCCTTTATAGACATGGATGAAAGTGGTGATTCAATAGAAGCATCTGTAAAAACACTAACCTTTTTGTCATCTGCTCCTGTTGCAAGACCACCGGGTTGTAAATCGTCCACGACGGTTTCGTTTATATTAAAATTTTGAACTGGAAGGTCTTCGGGTGGTGTTGTGTAAGCTGACTCTGGTAAACGTTTTGTATCACTATTATCTTCACCTGAAATGGGTTCAAATTCAACTTCTGAAGCTAGACGTTCCGCTTCTAAATCACCTGCTACAGATTCGGGAGGTGGATTATATACTGTTGGTACATTATCATGTTTCTGTTCAATATTTTCGTTATTTGGATATGATTGTACTTGCGACTCAATTATACCAGATTTCGCTGGAGCTACGGGACCGGGAAGATTTGATATAAATGTTTTCATTTCATAAACAATATTATCAAGAAGATTAATCTTGCGCTGAAGATACTGGAACTGTGTCCAGAACCAGTAAACAACGCCCAACATTAGTATAGTAACACAAAGAGCAATGTAAAATGTGTCAGGGATGAGCATCACTTATTGTAGATTGAACCGAGTTTTCCATAGGAAGCAGACCGCGTTCTTTTAGAATTTCACGGACACTACTTATTGTTGATATACCGGGAATACATCTGTAAGTATATTTTAGTCCTTTTTCTTTCATATCATAAGCTTCCATACAATACGCCTTTACCTTGCTACTCAATTTATCAGGTAATTCGCGATAATGTGTAGAGATAATAGAACCAATAGAGTTGCCACCCTTTTCATATAACTGCTTCAAAAATATCAAACTAGCTTCAGCCCCATCATGTGCATTTGTAGAATGAAAAATTTCGTCCATAATAATTAAACAGGGTGCCTCTTCCATCTGTGTTTTGGCCTTTTCAGAAATAGCAAGAAGATGTTTTGCAAATTCAATTTCTGCTTCAAAAAGACTTAGACGCCCTAAAGTGTCTGCCGGTGCCAAGGCAGTTTCAAAACGTGATACAGGTACAAAACTCATTGATTTGGCCCATGCAAATCCCCAACTCTGTGCACACATTATAGCAAATCCAATAGATTTACACAGAGTTGACTTTCCACCGCGATTGGGTCCAGTGAGAAGCATATGATTAGTTTCAGGACCAAAAGCAACATCGTTCATGATACGTTTTCCATAAGGAACACCAGGATGATAAAGTGATTTAATATTTAAAATAAATTCGCCCTTTTTATCAATCGCCCTTGGAAAACAGATACCTTTGAGTTTAGCTATACCTATTTCTAAATCAATTTCACCAACCCAATCACGAAGACGCGCCAATGACTTTGAATTATTATACATTGTGCCATAAACACCCAAATCAATCATATCAACAGTTATATCAACAGAATCTGCACTTGCTTTACCGACATCGTCTCCAAGAAGAACTGATAAACTTTTGCATGACTCAATATATTGGTTAATTTTATGACCATGAATACGAATATCTGATGCTACAGCTCGTAAATGAATTGCTGATTGTATTTGATTCCAAATATTACTAATAAAGACCCCTCCACTCATTAAAATATATGCGTATTTGGCCAATCTAGTAAATGTTGTGTCTGCTTGACCATTTCCTATTGGAGTATTTTGAAGTGCTATGCGTTGAATTACACGTGCATAATTTACAACCGATATATCTAATCCAAACATAGTTCGCAGAAGTATAAATGGTAAAATAACTATTAAAAAGGGCATCAATAAAGCAAAACCAGGCATAAAAATAGTTTTCCAAAATAATATTAGTTCAACAATAAGGCCATATTTATTTAAAAAGCAACCCATTGTACCAGGCTTCCAAAAAACCTGGTCAGTTATTTCAAGAATTCGCGGGTCAATATTCTTAAAATTAATTAATTCGTCAACACTTGATTCACATTCTGATATTGTTTTTAAAAGTATATTTAATGCATTCTCTAAATTTTTATCAGTTCTTAATTGTTGTCTTATTTTTACTATAGGATTCTGTATAGATTTTAATCTTTCTGGAGTATCAATTGGTGATTTAAATCGTTGAATAGCATATGCATTTCCGGATTTTGTGTATAAATTTAAAAAGGTGGCAGCTCCACTCAAATCTAGGTCGGAATGAACAAATTGGCCTACTATCATTCCTGCCATACTTAATTTATCCTTATTGAGGTCTATCCTCAAAAAAATGAAGTAGTTACGCATGAAAAATCTAGGGTAAAACGGCGCGTAAAAATGAGTAGTCAAAAAAGTCAATATAAACAAGACCGCATGCTACCAGCCCAAGTGGCCGCGGTTTTACGAATCCGGGATAATATCGATAATCATTGTCCCGAGGAAATTATACGTCGTATTGAAAGTTTAAAGATTGGTAAGGTCGTCTATAATTTTAAGGCTACTGCAAATACAGTGTCCACGCCACATTCAAACAATCATTCACAATCATCATCTGGATGGCGTAGTTCAAGACCCACAAATAATGTCGGTAACGGTTTTAGGCAATCATCATCTAGTTGGGATAGACCACTTACAATTCGTCGTGTTGCATCCGACCTTCAGCACCCACAATCACCACGTGAAGAAGAGTCACCCCATCGTAGATTTAGACATTCGAATTCTCATTCACCAGCGGATACAACATTATCACCTTCATTTCCATCAGGCGGTAGATATGTTAGTTCGATAGTATCAGATAAGAATGTTGATGACAGAATTATTGGTCATATTCGTTCTAAGCTAAACAAGTTCAGTGGAAACAATTACGATAGCGTGAAGTCATTTCTTGAACAGATTATGAATAGTGGTGAAACTGAATTCATTTCAGAATTTATGGACCTTCTTTTCGCAAAGGCTGGTGCTGAAGAGATTTATTGTGAGCTATATGCACGTCTTCTTTCAGAATTAACCGATAAGTTTCCTCATCTTGTTACTGAAATTAGTTCAATCTATTCGAATTATATATCAATCTTTCAAGAAGCTCGCGATATTCCTGATCAGGATACTGCAGACTATAAAAAGTTCTTGGAGGCGCAACAACGTAAGAAGTTCAGATACGGATATAGTCATTTTCTAGCAGAAATTTATAATAAGCATCTATTACCAAATGACGCTATCGAAATTACTATCAAAGCGATTCTTGAATCACTTAGTAAGCTAGAAAAGGATGTTTCAAATACTTTATTGGTAGAGGAGTATCTTGCAAGTCTTCATAAAATTATTCTTACTCTTAATATTGTTAAATCAGCGCCGTATCCTCCATACATTGATAATATGGTTGATGCTCTTAAAAAGATACTAAATAAATCCAAGGAAAATACAATGGGATTCACAGTAAAATCGCGATTTAAGATTATGGATATTGTAGAAGCCCTACCATAAACAAACTAACTAACATACTATTTATTTTTATTTATCAAATTGTTATAAAAATGAATATATGGTTAACTAGGATTTTTATGTAAATACAAATAAGAATGGTTAAAAAGACTGATAAGTCGAAGAAATATCTCGATGATGATGACGATAGTACTAGTGTAGATAGTAAGGGTAATATTCGCAATCTAATAGATTATGATTATGAAGAGGAAGATTATGATTCTGACGAAGACTATACTAGTGAGTCGTCAAGAGAGCCAAAGAATGTAGAAAAGAAGAAGAGACCACAGCAACGTAAGGCTGCTATTAAGGCTATGCGTAGAATAAAGCGTCATACTAAGCTTTCCGAGGATGAATCAAATAAGAAGAAGTCTAATACAAAAATTGAGGTAAAACGCGGAGATAAAAAGGTATCAAACAAGGAGATGAAGCGTAAAAACGCTAACGAAAGTAGCGACGAAGAATCTGTAGTAGCGGATAGGAAAGCAACACTCAAGACCAAGAAGAATACGATTGTAAATGCGGACGACAGTGACTCCGAAAAGGATGGTGCTAAGCCGTTAAAGCGCCTCAGAAAGAAGTCAAACGTAAAGAAGTCTGATACAGAAAGTGATGACGAAACTGAGACTGAAGAATCTCTAGGCTCGGAAGATACCACCGATGAATCAGAAGATGATGATGCAGGTGATGATATGACTGATGATGAAGAGGATGAAGAGGATAACAATAAGGGTAAGCGGAGCCAGGCACAGCGAATTGGTCTTATGATTAGTGGATTCGGTGCTGCCGCCGCCCCAAATCAGCCCAAGAAGCATAAGATGAAGGAGCAACCTCCAATAGTTAAGAAGTTTGTGAAGCTTGTTCAGCGGGAGACTGAGGCAGAAGGTGAAGCCCATAATATTGATAATGATATCTCATATTTCAAGCGTCTATCTGACAACAAGCAGAATCTTATTATCGAAAAGATGGAACGCAAGTTCAGTTTGGATGAGACGCAGGTACCTCTAAAGTTTAAGATTCTTGAGAAGCAGGTTCCACAGCAAGTAGAGAAGCTGGCACTAGGTAAGTACACTGCACTCATGAATATGGATAGTTCCAGTACGGAGTACTATAAGGGATTTCACTGGATTGAAGGGTATTCAAATCTACCACTGGGCGTCTATAAGGACCTGCCTGTAAAACTAGACGATGGACCAGAGGCATGTGGTAACTTTGTGTCTAAGGTTCGTCAGAATATGGATGATGCCATTTATGGTCACGATGAAGCCAAGCTTCAGATTCTTCAGTTTGTAAGTAGCTGGATTGCAAATCCAAAGGGCATTGGCAATGTTCTCAGTATTCACGGTCCTATGGGTGTTGGTAAGACGACACTTGTAAAGAACGGTGTTGCAAAGGCTCTTGAGCGTCCCTTTCACTTTGTATCACTAGGTGGTGCCTCAGATGCGTCATATCTTGATGGTCATTCCTATACCTATGAGGGCTCAACTTGGGGTCGCATTGCCGATATCTTGATGCAGTCAAAGTGTATGAATCCAATCATTTACTTTGATGAGTTGGACAAGATTAGTGAGACACCAAAGGGAGAGGAGATTATGAATCTACTCATTCACATTACGGATAGTTCGCAGAATGACCGGTTTCAAGATAAGTACTATTCAGGAATTGACCTTGACTTGAGTCGTTGTCTATTTATCTTTAGTCATAACAACCACGAGCGGGTGAATCCTATCCTGCGTGACCGCATGTATAACATCCGTGTATCAGGGTTTAATCTTAAGGAGAAGCAGGTTATTGCTGAACAGTATCTAATCGACCAGACACTGAAAGATATTGGACTCTTTGAGAAGGTATCTGTAAGTAAGGATATTATCCAGCATATGATTGAGGACTTTACAGGTGATGAAAAGGGAGTTCGTGAACTCAAGCGGTGTATTCATACAGTAATGAGTAAGTTGAATTTGCTTCGTTTCTACAACGACCCTAAGAAGGTACCATTTGCGATTCCAAATTTCACGTTACCATTTATCCTTAAGAAAGAGCATATAGCTCTTCTACTAAAGAAGAAGGAGGAGGAAGATGGTACATGGAAGACACTTTATAACTAAAAAATTATTATTAAATTAAAATCCTAAGTCAGGTATGATAGTAATCATATCAAATACTTAAATATTTGACGGTATTTATGAAATTAAGTGGTCGCTTTATAAAAGAGTTCACTTAAGTTTATAGTAAGCATGTCATATACTATATTTAAAATGATGGAATACCCACACTAAGCTCTTGTAACACATTAGAATCAAGACCCATTGACTTAAAAAATCCACCAACCATTCCAGAAATGGCTGGAATATTTACAGCCGATGAAATTTTTTTTGATACATTCGATGAGTTTTCAATAGCAGGAGTATCTTCAAACGTGACAGCTTTTACAACACTTTCATCACCTCCCTTTAAAGTGCTATCAATAGATTTAACAGCTGAAGATACATCAGAAGTAATCATGCTGTATAAGGAATTTCCATGAAGTAAGCCACTTGTTACAAGCCAAGCAATGAAAGACGCAACAATGGCACCTGATATAAAAATTTGAATCATCTCATTTTGTTCAGGCATTTTAGACGCTTTTACATTGGTATAAGCGCAAAGAACAGCAAGTGATAATAAACCAACCAATATCGCACTAAATAAAATAACTAATCCTTGGTTCATCTGTATTAATAATTAATTAGCTTTAATTATTTGAGTTTTTCCTCATTCATTCAAGAATTTCATCCGCTTCCATTATGCCGGAGGATTCAAGATTTGTAACTAAATCATCTGCGTCTAAAGTAGTTTCGACATTATCAATAATTCTTAGTTGTGGCGTGTCATCGTTATCGTCTTTGGGATTATATGTAAAAGTTCCAACTTGCTCACTATTTTGATCAAATACGTTATCATAGTCACTAAAATGAACCTGGTTTGGTTCTGTATCGATAACAATTTCTTCGGGTTCAACAAGAGTAGATTCAACTACAGATTCTGGTACGTTTGATGATTCAACTACTTGCTCTGGTACGTTTGATGATTCAACTACTGGCTTTGGTACGTTTGATGATTCAACTACCGGTTCTGTTACGTTTGATGATTCAACTACAGATTCTGGTACGTTTGATGATTCAACTACAGATTCTGGTACGTTTGATGATTCAACTACTGGTTCTGTTACGTTTGATGATTCAACTACAGATTCTGGTAGAATTGTTGATTTAGTATGAGTTTGAGGCTCTATTTTAGATTTTTCAGGTGAACCACCGGTCTGTTTATCTTCTGTATCTTCAATTACTGCCTCTCCTCCCATAGCATCATCAGAAAGATATTCATTTAATATATTTTTAATGGGTAATAAGCTTCTAACGGCCATTGCAATAGATTCACTGCATAAGGCTTCCGCTTGAATTAGATTCTTCTGCATTTCAATAGGCTTCTGGTCGTCAAGAAACAAAAATGGAGATTTCCAAAAAGAACGTGCACATTCTGAAAAGATACGATGGAGAAAGTGGTCCAATTTAGGCAAGGTGATTTGAAGTTTCTTGTGTTTACTTGATACACGAATTGAAATAAGCACCTTTGTATGAGCTATAAAAACAGCTGCCATCAATTCCTCAAGATAGTCACATCTACAACTGTCAAGTAGCTTATTAACGTTTGTATCAATAATATCTTGATTCCATTTTGGCACCTCAGCACATTTCTCCTGAAACACAACCATTTCTCTGCGTTCTCCGCCAAGTTTTTTAGCCTCTGCCCATAGGTTACGATAGTGTTGAATCATAAAAGGTACAATCCAAGTGGAAAGTTGCTTGAGATATTCGTTTCTAGCTTCTGAATATGTTGATATGGCGTCCATAATATTAGTATTAGATGTGTTTATCCTTATTTGATTTATCCGCACATTGCATATAGCCACAAGGAACGACCGCTAGCTCCACCGGGACGATTCCACTGTGATAGGGCGCGTAAAGAATGCGGATTATTTCCCATCTTAAGTTTTAAGAATGTACGTGGGTCAGTACCACTTTTTCTAAGCATTTGTATTGTTTCACAAGTCCAGCGACAATAGGCTTCTGAATCAGTATCATCCGGTTTGATATCCCATTGTTGATTAATTATTTTCATACCATTTCCAATATTTTCACCATCTAGATTATTTCTCCATATTGCCAAAGCCTGATGAACAGCTAAACGAACATTTCCACAGGCTTCGTATGCTATTCGTTCAGCCGTGTCAAATGTTAATTCGTGATTTGTACGACGAAGAATTTCGTATCTGATATCGGGAATAGAAGGAGTATCAACATTACACAACCAAGAGCGTGATAATATGGGCTCTGAAATAGCACCGCTTTCACGAACCTCAAAAATAAAGCGTGTAGAGCCAGAAGCAGTTTCTAACAATCGTCGCAAGAAGGCTTGTGTATCTGCAGTTAAGGAATCAGCGTGTTCTAAAACTATCCAACGATGATTCTTATTACTATCAATACCACCACGAGCAAAAGAGCGTATGGAATCACGCACATCACGAAGCCCTGAATCGGCTATACAGTTATAAACCAATGTTGTATAGCCATTGTTTATAAGGCAATTACGTACAAAAGTGGACTTGCCAACTCCTGAAGGACCGCAAATAATTAGATGTGGGCAATTTTTGTTCTCAATCTTAGAAGCTATAGTTTGCCATAGTTCAGTATTACCAACAATATCGGTTATTTTTTTAGGTGAATAAGGGTCATATATTTTCGAATCCATCTATAAAACTTACAGTTGTTCAGGTTTAGACCCTTTAATATTAAATACTTAACAGCCCTATAAAATTGTTATTAAGTATTTAATAAGAAATATAAATCGGATTAGCTTGAAAATCTTTTAACAGCCTTTCTGTCAATAATCGCTCCACTTTCATCGCGACGATTATCGGGACCAGCTTTTACGTAAGCGGAACTATTTTGATATTTAATTTCACCAGCAGATACCTTGCTAGCCGATGAATGTAAGGGAATGACATAGGGATTTGTTTCAAGAGATGATATAACTTCAGGTGCGTTACGTTCAACCGCCATATCTAATTTCAGAACTACCTTAGGTCTCATGAGTCCTACTTGACTTTCTGATGGAGGGTCATTTAAGACACGTGTGACAACTGGCGACCTATCATTAATGTAATCAGATTCTATTTTATTATATTTGAGATTGACGTAATCTTCACCATTGAATATGGCAATATTACCAGATGGAGCACGTCCCTTAGCAATATTCTCCTTCTGAGCATATTGACGCATAGCCCGCTCCGCATTTTCTGAACGTGGCGCTTTAGCATTTGCAGTACCTGCTGAACCAGTGTAGGCAGAATTTGCAGAAATAGCAGCCTTTTGTGTAAGTCTGGCGCCATCTAAGTAAGGATTCACAATCGCCTTTTTATCCTCTGAATAGCCAGAACCTGTATACGAAGATTTAGCTGAAATAGCAGCCTTTTGTGTCTTTCTAACTCCATCTGGAAAGGGTGTAAGAATCTCCTTAGGAATCTCTGATTCAGCGTTACCATAGTATTCAGATGTGGCAGATAAGGCCTCTCTATCGGTTACACGTGCAATGTCGGTATAAGGTAAATAACTTTGGTCAGGATTGTTTGCACTCTTCAAGTTACGATTATAGTCAAAGTCATCAGTTGTATTACGTATCGTAATTTTGGCAATATCTTCTGGGTCATAAATAGTTAACTGTTGAGGTCTATTAGGTGCTGCAATACCAATATAATCCATATCCTCAGTTGTTTCTTTGATAGTGGTGCGTGCAGTATCATCAGGGTCATATACAGTTAACTTGACAGGTCCTGCAACAACACCAATATAATCACTGTCTTCAGTAGTCTCCTTAATGGTTGTTTTAGCAACATCATCTGGGTCATACACAGTTAACTTAACTGGGCCTGCTACACCACCTACGTAATCACTATCTTCTGTAGTTTCTTTAATAGTTGTACGTGCTACATCATCTGGGTCATATGTGGTTAATTTAATCGGACCTGCTACACCACCATAGTAATCGCCATCCAACAAGGTTTCCTTAATGGTTGTACGTGCAATATCGTTGGGGTCATAAGCGGGACCTCTAGTAAGGCCACTGTTGATATATCCTGCCTGGTTAGGATTTCCTAAATTCTCATCCTTACGTGTTTGTCTAGGGCCATCTTGTAAAGGTAATAAGACCTTACCACTACTCTGGGGCTTAAGGTTAAGTGTTTGGCCCCTTTCAGATGTAAAAAAACGCTCATTTGGTCTGATTTCAATAGCAGCTTTACCATAATCGTTCTGACCCTTTTCAGTATCCTTATCAGCATAACTGGTTGAATCAGCGTTACGAAAACCCCATGAACCAGCTTGTTTTACCATGGGGGCACGTGTACTTGGTACAGTGTAGGTCGCATTGAAATCTTGCGATTTAGCTATACCTTCATATTCTGTGGTAGTTTCTGGACGTGTAGTTTCACGTAGAACCTCTACAGGTCTTTCAGTTGCCTTTAGATTAGCACCCGTTGTGGTAAAATTACGCTCTCCATTTTTATTTAAGTAAAACTTGTCTGGTAAGTGTTTGCGTACTTCACCAAGTTTACCTGGTGCAGTAATATAGTGTGAGCCCTTAACTGTACGACCCTCATAGGTTAATTTAGGATTATTTGCAGTACGTATTTCATCCGTACTTCTGGGTCTAGCATAAATCAATGAATCACTTTGTTGGTATCCTCCACTAGGTAAGCTTGTGAATCCCTGTCCTAATCCCTTACCAACACGAACTTGTTCAAAGGGGCGCTCACCCGCTCTGTTAGTAGGAGCAACAACATGACTTTGCATAAAATCAGTGGCAATTGCAGTACCAAAAGGAACACCGGTGGGTTCCTTGCGTTGTTCAAACATCGGCCCTTGTTCGCGTTTTTCCTGTTGAAAATTACCACTACCGGTGTAATTGTCCAATACGCTTCTATTTGCAGTATCACTCATATTTTGTTTAGCAGTACCGCGATAAAAAGGAACCATATTTGCATGAGTAAATTCTTCTGGTTTCATAGCAATACCGGTTAATTGAGATATTATAACCTTTTCATTTGTTAGAACAGGTGTTTTTTCATAACGTGATGTATTTAATTTAACACTTGATGTAACAGAATCACTAGGTTTCTGAGCGATTGCAGGTACGGTAAATCCAAGATAACCACCCTGCTTTCCAGGATTAGGTTCACTTGGTATTCTTGAACTTGCAGGAAAATTATACATTATATCAAGACACTTTGTTGATGAATTAACATTACGTTGTCCCTCGTATTTTAAAGGTGGCTGTTTAACAACTACACCAGGAACTATTGATGAATAATTATTAGGTTCATTTGTTACTGTTTCATACTGTGTTTCAAAGCCTTCCTTAGTTTTTTCTTGTTTATTATTTGATAGAGCATAACCTAAGCCGAGCATTCCTAAAAAAGCGGCTGTCTCCATCCCTTCTGCCGGTCTCCTAGTTATTTTATTTTTTAAACTTTACATGCCAAACACCAAATTATATTTCGAATAAATTAATAATATTCAAAATATAATATTTGCAATAGACTTATGTTGATGTCTTCAAAGCAGGACCGGGTAATACTTTACCAGTGATATTTGTAGTCGGAATATCATTTGTATTATATATACCTTGGGCATAGTCATTACGTTGCCAACCTACTGAAGGTGGACCTGTAGGTACTGGATACGCTACAGAAGAGGGACCTTCTGGCCAAGCTATTTCTCGTGTATCAAGTAAATAACTAGCCTTTTCATTATTCATAGGTAGACCAGCCGGACCGACATCTCTGAAAGCATTTTGAGGAAGAACGTTAGCCGGGAAAGCTCCAACACTGTGAGTTGTTGCATCCTTAATAGTTACTCCATAAGCACCGGGCACATCAATAACAGTATGTCCAAGATGTTGGGGGGCAGGAATTACGGGTTCGGTACTTAGTGGTGTAGGAATACAAGGTCTGTGGGCATCCTTATGAATGATGCGACCAGGTATATACCAATCAAAGGGCATCATTACATTTTCTTGAGGATTTTGACATAACCACTGAAAGCGATTCCAACCAGTACTTCTTAATGTACAGGGAGGGTCATTAAGACGTGCGTGAGTCTGTGGAAATGCAGCCTCCTTCATAGCACGTTTTTCAGCCTTGTTCATGCGATTATCGTTGGGATCATACTGACCACATACCTCTTTTGTTGTTGTACGATTAATATTCCACAAATCAGATTCCACATCGGTTTTACCATAAGAATTAATTTGGGCATCGCCCCACTTTTGAAGGCGTGTGGTAGGTTCTGGCGTAAAAACTGCATTTGCATATGAACTAGGCGCCTCAAGAATATATCTGCCGGGTCCTGTAGTAATACGTGTATCGTCTGTTATGTGGCAATCGTCTGTGCGCGAACGTGTCCAATTTCTTGAAGCCGGGGAAGCCATCTCTAAATAAGAATTCCTATTTTACTATATCAATTTCTAAACACAATGTGTTTAGAAATGGATAAATAATGAAAATTCTTAAAAACGTGTAAGCTCACATGTCTCTTGACCATAGGGTTTTGGTACAGGTGTGCCGGGATATGACCATGTCTGGCATGTCTTGAGGTGGTAGGGCTCAGTGCTGACTGAGTTATTTTCAGCAGTAGACTTGTCAGTGAACTTGATATCGGCCGGATAGTCGGGGCATTGTTCTCCACCAAGCGGGCATGAAGGTACATACTTCTTAGCATTACATTTGGAATTGGGTCTTGTGATTCCATATAAATCAGACTCTAAATCGACAAGATTGCCCTTAATATGTGATACCTCAGAGCCACCTACAAGACCAAGCGCGTTACGACACTTGTTAGGATTCTCCCACTTTTCGGGGATTTGTACAAAGCTATAAGCATCCGCTGATTGTTGGTCACGAACATTGCCACCCTCAGTGGCACCGATTCTTGTCCAGTTTAATGTCCATAACGGAGTTTGGGTTGAAGGGGCTGGAGCAGGTGCATCACCCTTCTTAGGAACTTCGGCATAAGTATTAGACTTCATCTCTCTCTGCGTAGATAAACGATTTTTTATATAGAATAGTTGCTTTTAAAATATTAAAAATAACTATAATTATGAAATTAATTTATACATTTAAATCTCTTACATATTGGCGACTGGGTACACCTCCATGTATCCATCCATTTGCGGCAACTTCGGGAACTAAATTTCTAGGATTTTGAATATTTGCCTGTAAATGAGGAATCAGGGGATAAAATTGTGTAGCAAAGAATGTTTCACTAACTGTACCACATTCCTTTCCAGTTCTAACAAACTCAGATTGTTGAAGCTTTGATTCAAGCTCTTGATTACCGCGACCACTAGCCATATAAGGAACAGTGGCAAAAGGCCGGGATTGAACTCTGAGTGGGCATCTAGCGCGTCCCTCAAGTGTAGGATTATTTCTTAATAAACTATCGGAATCAACGTCTTTCATATCAATACCAAATCCTTCTGCAGCAATAATAGTAGGATTAGATAAGGCCTGGGGTAATACAGTAGTTCTATCTGGAATTAAATTCGTTACCTGATATTTACCGGGGCCTACAGATTCGCGATAGTTGTGATTATAAGAACATACATCATTGTATTCACGTGTAAAACCATTGATTTCAAAAGCTCCTGTCATTGGTTTAACTTCATCTAGTTTAGGGTTTGCAGATACTGTTGACATTCTCCTATCTCTATCAAATACTCCTTTTTAAGAATTTTTGTATATCCTTAAAAACTGTTATAGCTGTTATAAATTTAAGTGTAATCTTTTATAAAGATTGAACATAAATTTATAACAAGTCACATTAATTAGAAAATCATACTTATATTTAATGACCGCCAAGATATATAAATTGCGATCCATCTGAACCTGATGTAGTACAAGCAGACATATTACCTTCTTTACATGTTTTACCGGGAGTGCGATATAACCAATTTTGATAACTTTCACGGTCATTGGGGATACTTGTAGAAGGCATTGTATAAAACTCTCTTTGACTCTGATTCTTATTCCATACATCTCCAGGATCTGAGTAAACCTTATTTTCAAATTGTGAATCTAATTCAGATTTGACAGGTGTACTCATGGTATATTTTGCAGGTGGTTTAGTAGGATAATCTGAAATCTCATTTATAAGTACATTCATAAAGGGATTTGGTTTAGAAGGCACAGTTCGCTCATTTGAGCCAATAATATCAACAGTAACTTTATCAGCAGCAGCTGTACCTTCAATTAGATTATTTGTACCGTTGAATCCTTCCTTAAAAGTTGGTTTATCGTAACCGGGTGAACCGGGCATATTTCCGTGACGTAAAACGCCTTGATTTTTCATACCATAGTATAAAGCTATACCTAGAATAATTGCAAGTACCGGGATACCTAGATATACTGTTTTGCGTGTTAGTAGAAATAGCACTACTCCTAAATACAATCCAAATCTGGTTAGACTGTTAAGGGCAGTTGTAGAACATAATATGGCTTCTTTACTAAATGGGAAAAAATCCCAAGCCTGTTCATAAATTATGGCAGGATGGTCAACCCAGAAATAGGGACAATTATTTATTTCAGCCATTTGGCGACTCTATTAACTTTACTTATTTTTAGTTTTATATTTAGTCGTTGAATTAAGTGAAAAATCAATTAATTCAAATATATTAAGATATATATTATATATAATAATCAGTCCATGTTATTTGGACCGTTAGATGAATTCTTTTTAGCTTCGGCCTTAGCCTCAGCCTTCTTACGAAGTCTTTCCTTAGTAGCTCTTAGACGTTCTGATTGGCTGTTGGGGCCTGAATCTCCGCCCATATTTTTGAGTTGTGAACTTAGCTGTTCGAAAATTTGCTTGAACATTGTGTTGTTCTGAAATTCCTTCATGAGTTCTTCTGCCTCTGCTACCAAATCCTCACGACGAACTTGTCCTTTTTGAAGCTTATCTTGAATGCGCTGAGCAATCTTTTTAGCACCTTTCATTAATAAATCAGGATTCTTTGTAAAAATCTGCTGTAAATATTCAAAGGTAGCACCGGTATCATTTGAATCAAGAACTTCAGGTGATAAACCAAAGTCTTCTGGTTTAAATTCCTTAGCTAAATCTTCTGCTATTTTAGCAATATGACCCTTGAAAAGGCGTTCGGGTATCTTGGGCAATCCTTCACCACTTAAACCTGTAAATTTATCTTTCATACTTTCAGCAGCTTCCTTAATACCGTCGAAGAAGGATGTGAATGATTTATTAGAAAACTGCTTGCCAAGAGATTCAAACATCTTTTTTAAATCAACATCAGCACCGCTAATATCGAAAAAATTTGTAAAATCGGGTTCATCGACTGTATTTTTTGAACTGAGCTTCTCCTCATAACTTGCTAGAAGTACAAGACTGCTTAAAAAATCCCAAACAGCCTTATGAGTTTCCTTACCAGCATCCTTCCATAACTTCTTCGTCATGACCACACGTGGTGCAATCTCAACACCCTCCTCTGTAAAAATAGCTGAATCTCTTGTAGCTATTTGGTGAAGAATAGGTTTGACTGATTTACTGAAATCCTTCCATCCTAGATAGATAGCCTTATCACAGGCCTTTTCTAACTCTGGAAATGTTAATCCCATTTCACACATAAACTGGCTGTAAACTTTGACAAAGGTCGGTGCAGCCATATCTGATTCTGTACCGGAAATAGCTCTTAAGCTCAGAACGCAAAAATAAAATATAAAAATAAAAACTATTTTTATATTTTTAAAATAAATACCCACTACCTTAAACCTTTTCAGCCAATAATATAAGCGCCTTACAGTATTTCCATACCTGTTGCTTATTTACATCACTCATTGTCTTCCAGTGCTTATCGAAAATCCAAAAGGCAAAAGCCATATCAGAATATTTTGACTCCAGAATTTCATGGGCTCTCTTAACAAGATAGTCCTCATCACTACGTAGAATAGGTTCCTTAAATTCAGTATGAACTGTTTCCATAAAGGTACTGTGAATCAGCTTTGGATTCATCTTCTTTAAAGTCTTCAATGCCGTCGCCGCATTTTTGATATCAGTCTCTTCGGGATAGGTATCAGACATTTCATCAAAGAATTCGATGAGCAAGTTATTAAAAGCTGAAAGAGCTGACATGTGATTAATACTTTTACTTATTCATTTTTAATTAAAAACACGCATTTCAAATTTATAACCGATTTATGGGTGCTGGGGTGTCTGCATCCCGTTTTTTTCTAAAATCTTCCATTGCATTATTTAATGCTCGTGCCTTTTCACTTACAGCTTCAGCCGGAGGAGCAACCTTTACAGCACCACCCTGGCTGAAAGACATTCCGTCAAGCATGGTGAAATTTCTTTCAATACGGCTGGCACCAACACCATCTTTAATACTGAATTGGTCCTCAATATAGGAATAGGGGTCAGACCATTTTCCAGTACCGGCCATTTCAGTACTATGCCAAGCGTTTGGTTCACCATCAGTAGTCTGGGGTATAACCTGTTTTGAAGCTTCGCCGTTTGTTGCTCTAGTTTGTTGAGGTTCGGGGAAAGGACTCTTTCTGGCCGGTGGAGGCGTTGGGTCGTAAACTGGGTTTTGTACAGAAGGAATTTCATTTCGACTTTGGACCTCAGTCCGTACAGGTACAGGTTCTCTATATTGATTTGCTACAGATACCGGGGTATTACCTTGAATTCTGCGTAACGACAACCAGTTGAAAACTTTTTCATCAGTAAGTGGGTCGGGTTCTCCGTCAATTAATAGTGTTGGAACTACCTTTAGCCATGATGGTAGTTTTGGTCTATTGGGCCCTGGGTCAACACACACAAACTGAAATTCGGATGTGTATGGAGTCCGGGCAAGTTCCTCTAGAAAAGACTTACTGTGAGGACATTTCTTGCTAAAGAAGCATGCGTGCTTGGGTCTTTGGCTCATTGTTGTTTTACAATATTTTTGATTCCTTAATTTTACCGGCGTACAAAGATATTTCCAAAAACTAATAAATAAAACTATTTCTATTGGCATAATACAAGACGTTAAGAATAAGCTAAAGTTTTGTGATTTTCTAAATTTTGGGTATTACACTATTTGTTTATGCGATATATAATTTCAGGTCTTTTATCAGTAACTTATGAAAATCAACATTCACTGAATTTAAAACCTCAGGATAAGCAGTAATACTAAGTTTTTTCATATATTTTTCATAACATCAATTTTACCATAAGCGATTTGGTCATTTAGCCAGCCATAATCATTACCAGCAGGGATATAAATTGTATTATATTCTAAATCGCTACCGTCAAACACTTAAGTTAAGAACACACTAAAGGGTGTTCTTAACTTAAGTGTTTGACATGGTTACTATCATACCGAAGTTAAGTACTCCCCAGCTGGGGAGTACTTAACTTCGGTATGAGACGTTAAAGTCGATATTATTTTTCAAAATAATTTCGACTCTTAGAGATAAAACAACGTCATAATGTTCAACACATTTGTTTAATCGACCATATACAAGTACTGCTATACGCATTACAACGACTTATTAATAATATAAATTAATAAAAATAGTTTTATCAATAAAAATTACATAAAGTTGATCATTTATACTTATCAAAGGTAAAAGTAAAGAATGAGTGGAATTACATTCAGTGAATATGTGGAAATGGGGCCTCCTCTTCTTAATGATAAGAATCATAAGATTCAAGCAACATTCCGTGTAGCACCAATACATGTAACAGTTGCGAATACGATTAGACGACAGATTTTGGCATCTATACCGACAGTAGGTTTTAAGACAGAACCGCCTGAGAATTCTGATGTGCATATCACAAACAATACGACTCCGTTAGTAAATGAAATGCTAATGCACAGAATTGGTATGATACCTCTTGCAATTGCTGACCCATCTACATTTAATCCCGATGACTTTGAATTTAGACTAAATATCGAAAATGTTGGTAAGTCGCTAGTAGATGTATCTGCTTCTGATTTCACTGTTGTAAAGGTGGCTACAGCTGAATTTGACGAAACGATTTTACCAACAAGTGAAGTATTTCCACCTGACCCAATTACTGGTAAAACGTCTTTAATCACAGTTCTAAGACCACGATACAATATGGATTCACCAGCGGAAAAGCTTCTTATCAGAGCTAAGGCTTCTATTGGAACTGGTCGTGAAAATATGAGATTTTCGCCAGTAACACAGTGTTCGTATGAATATACCCTTGATTCTGATGTATCGCGTCAGAATTTGATGTTTACAAATTGGATGGCAACGTCTAAAAAGGTTCTTGATACAGCATCTATTTCTCCCGAGCGTTTAGCCGAACTAAGAAGAGAATTCGATTGTCTTGAAATTCAGCGTTGCTATTTGCAAAATGAAAAGGGTGAACCTTATGATTTCATCTTCCATATTGAAAGTGTAGGTGTGTTTAGCGTACCAGTTATTGTTGAGCGGGGTCTTCGTGCGTGTGAAAATGTCATTACTCCTTATGTATCATTAGATTCTTCATTACCGGATAATGTTGTGATTGGGTCACCAGCTAATCGTATGAGCGAACTGGGACAGGGTACAGTGTTTGAATTTACATTTAGAAAGGAAGAACATACACTGGGGAATCTTCTTCAAACCTTCTTGGTGGAACGTCATATTGAGGGTACTGAAATGCCACGTATTAAGTATGCCGGTTATCGTATTCCTCATCCATTGAAGCAAGAGATGGCACTTACGATTAGCCCTGTTGATGGGGATGTGATGAGTGCCCGAAAGGCTATTGCAAGTGTATGCTCATATCTAAAAACATATTTTGCAGAAGCAAACCTAGAGTGGGTTAAGACCCCGAAGGGGTCTTTACCAAAGGTTTCTGAAGCTGAATCGGTAAAGCCAAAGACTCGTACAAAGAAATAAAACCATACTAAATCTTAGGGATGAATCCGGCAATATACATATTATTAATTATATCAGTAGTTTTACTAGGTATATATTTTAATAAATATCCAAGATTTCCTATTATGGAAAGAAAACGTATTACAAGAGAGAATTTTTCAAGTGCAGCAACAGCTCCAGGAGAACCGACCTGTGTAAAACGTAATATAGATGCACAAGCACTTTTACAAATGTTTCCACAATGTGCAGATGACTATAATTCTCCGTCAGAGGATGCATTGAACCGAATTGAACTAAAACTTATCGTGAATAAGTTAACCTGTTTAGATGCAGATGTCAATAACACCGGTATTCCTGGTTATAACACGATGTACTTACCATATAATACAAGTCATGATACCGAACCCTTAACAAATTTTATAGGAAGGTGTTTAAATAATGGGGCTAGAGAACGTGATATAGATTTAATTATGACTAAATACGAAAGTCGTGGTATAGATTTAATTACACAAATAGCAAAGAATATGAAAATGGATGCAAAAGAAGCCTATAATAGGTATCGTTTGTTGTTAAATACAACTTACAATGTATTGGCTAATAATTGTTTGAAGAGACAAAACTACCTTGACAGACCTATTGGACCTCGAGACCCAGGATATCAAATGCCACATAGTATTGCTGTATTAGCACCTTTTGATACTAAAGCAGTTTAATGTAATATATTTTAAATATATTGTAATTTTTAGATAACAATATATTTAAATCTGATAAAAGAGAGTACATGTTACATAACTGTACAAGTACATCCTGGAGCAATTAAACTAATTAAGATTGAAAGTCCTAATATCTGCCATATAGACTTAGCGGGTTTTACGAATGGGAAAAGCTCTACAAGAACAATATTCCAAAGATACTTTCCAACTAGAAGAATGAGTATGAAAACAACAAGAAGTGTTAAAAATGATACAATCGCAGCCTTAGCTGTTACCTTTGTAAGTTCCGGGATTGATTTATTATTATCGCCATCAAAAGTTTCAGTTACAAGATATGGTGTTACAACGTGGTCAATCGCAGTTGATATAGCACCTCCAATCATTTTCTATATTTTCACTATAAAAAATAATGACCAATACGATAAAATTACTCTGTCTTGTTTTCCACTAGAACATCACCCTCCTTCTGTAGTCTGAGGTCGTGTTTCTCCTCCTCCTTACGCTTACCTTCTACAAACTCGAAAATCTTATTTGTCTTTTCCTCATCGCCATTATTAAATTCTAGAAGACACTTCTTCATAAACTTGGCTGAAATAGCCTCCTTGAGCTTACGCTTACGGTCCACGACCGCGCCCTTCTGAGTATTAATCTGCTGTACCTTATTAGCCTGCATTGTGCGTAGAATGGTCTCTTTAAGGGCCTTAGATGTGCGCTTTTTCTCTCTTAGAGTTGTATTGATACCACTAATCTCCTCTTCAATGGTAATCCAACGCTTCAGAAGACCCTTTAGCTCATTAATGTCTGGTACTTCACCACCTGATGCCATTTTTTTTGATAGATATATTTTATAAAAGATTTAAACTCATTTTTTTATTGAATTTACTCTAAAGTATTTTATACATGAACAATAGATGGCTGATACAACAGCAAATGTATTGATTGTTGTAGATGTACAGAACTGCTTTATAGACGGTGGTAGTTTTGGAGGTCCCAGTAAAACAGCCACATTAGTCAGTGAAATTGCAGATTTAGTTGAAACTATTCCCTTTGATTATTATGTGGTTACACGCGATTCACACCCGGCTAATCATACAAGTCATATGGTCACAAGCAAAAAGGGTGAGGTTCTTGTTAATCATCAGAATGGTCGTAGAACAAGTATGCCAGAAATACCAGCATTTTTGGGGTCACCACAAGTTGGTCTGCTCGGTTTTGAACAGGTAAAACCTCTAGGTGGAATATGGCCCCCGCACTGTCGTTCATTGCCGGATGAGGCACAATATATAGGAAAATGTAAACCGCGTACAAATTTAGGTGAGGTCAATACATGGAATGTGTCCTTAAACGATGTACAAGGCAAGACAAATAGATTCACTAAAAATGATGAAGGTAAACCTATAATTGGAACCCATCCATCGACCATCTATAAGAAATTCTATGATAGGGCACCAATTTTAAGGTATTTTTCAAAACCTGATATGAAGTTATCGCTTCTGGATGAGCCTGAAATGCAATATAGAGAGCCCTCAGATATAAAATTCAATTTAACAGTGACAAATATACCAGGCTCAAAGGATGCAAGAGGACCCGTATTACAATTATTAAAAGGACAGCTTTGTAATTGGGATGCTTATTCTGCCTTTCAATATCACGCTGATTTTAGACGTGGTCCTTTAGTCAATGATGTAAGAGGAGACCTTTCAAACACAACTGGCTTGGCTGAAGTGCTTTTTTCCAAAGAGTTGGGTATTACACATTTTAAGCCAAATATAAAGAAGGTTAATATAGTTGTCTGTGGACTTGTAGGTGAGGTTTGTGTTAAATATACAGTATCGTATGGTCTAAATCTACTAATTCAAGCTAAAAAGCAGGGCGGTCTTAGTGGATATGATAGAATTCAAGGATTTTATCCTTTGACACCAGCCCAAATACCTGATGTACATTTTATTTATAGCTCTTACGGGACACGTTTTGTACCTAATCCCAAAATCATTGCTGGAGTTTACGGAATCCGCAATGAGATTAAGTCTAGAATCTTAGAAGCCGATGGTCAAGTAAATTCTAAAAACAATAATGGTATTAGTCATGAATTAATTTTACCAGACGAAGGCGTACTTCTAGATAAGATTGACCCTATAGGAACACTTGTTGGTACAACTATAAAATCTGTAACTGATGCATTAGGAATAACCAAAACAATTGGTGGTAAATCTAGACGTTCAAAGAAATCACGAAGACTCACACGCAGAAGTGTAAGAAAGTAAAGAAAAAATGAATAATATACCCTTATAGAGTACATGCCTAAATGACAACAATCAAAAATCCTATAATCAATGAGTCAATAAAACAACCAAAAATATATCATCCAATCCATGTGTGTTGCGTCGTTGACGAATTGTCAGATTATGACGCAAATATTCTTGCTATTAGAGACTATGCTAATAGCATGAATATGATATTCAAGCGACGTGAATATGATTCATCAAAATATAAGGATGACCGTGATATTATTAAACGTCTACCTGCCTATCATATTTATATAAAACGTAACTATTTCAGAACCTTCTATCCAAATACCCGCCCATACCAACATATTCAGGAGGCCCTCCAAGCATATAAAGAAATGGAACAACGTAATGAATGGCGAAGAAATCGCTTGTCTAGATGGTATAAGGCCTTTATTTCACTATTTCAAATGAAGCCTAGAAAAACAGAAATGGAAAGAGTTAAGGAAATAGAGCTTGCAGAAATAACTAAAAAAGAAAAGGACCGTATGCAATTAAATGTTACCGAATGGTGAGTAACTGCTTAAGCAAAGAACAATTTAAGCTTGGACTGTATTTTGGTTCTACAAATATAACAGGCGTTCAATGTTTTATTAGAACAGACACTACAAAAAGTGTGTCCACATGGTGCAAATGCTACAGTAACGTGGCTGTCTACACATACAGCACAAAGTGGCGATTCAGATTGACTGTCTGTTTTTTGTAAGGTAGTTCTACTTATATTCAATATATCTCTAAACACTATAAAGCGTTTTCTTGCTTCTATAAATTTATTGAAATAATCAATTATTTTTTGTTCCTTAAAAAAGACACCTAAATACTTAGTTAATCCAGAAAGCAATTCTAAACTACCTTCATTAATTTCAAGAGATAAAATTGTGTTCAGTTGCTTAGACAATTCCATGAATTTATCTAATTTATTTTTTATCTGATTTTCAGCCTCAAATAATTCTATATAAGCCTCACCATATTTAACAGCTATTTTTTTAACAGCGGTTCTAAAATCATCAATTTCAAAACCAATTTCAGTCTTAAAAAAACTATTACTGCTAATATCTATTTGTAAATCCCGAAGAACATCTTTATTATAGGGATTAAAATCATCACGTTGTAATTCTACGCTAATTTTTTTTAACTTTTCAAAATTTGCATGTGATTCTAAAGGCTTTAAAAAAGCCTCAATTTGCTCTAAATAACCAGCACATCCAAGAGCGATTAATCTAGTTTTGATATTAGAAAAGGAATTATATAATTTATTAAAATTATCCTTATCTTGATTATCTACAATATTATTGTGATGAACAAATTCTTCTTCAATTAAATTAAGCGTAGCATTTTTAAGATTTTCTATACATAGACTCATAGAAATATAATCCTCAGAACTTGTAAAAATTCCTCCAAATCTGTCTTGAATCTCACCGTTATCTCCAAAATTGGCTGAAGCAAAATAACTAAATCCACTATTGGAACCGTCCATTCTAGACACATCCGACATTTTAAGTTTAAACCATTGTGTTTTTTAAAAACAAGGAATAGGGATGAGTGACTCTAAGAAGGATGTTCACAAACTTATAAAAGAATTAGAAGGTAAAATAAATGAACTACCAATGCATATTTATATTATGATATGGTCACTTACCGAAATGTCTGAACGTATGCAAAGAAATGAGAAGGACCCGAAATTTGTAGAAATCTGTTATCCTTTTACTTCTGTCCCACTATTTTTACCAATTGAGGCCAAGAATTTGGAAGATTTATGGCGTAAAAATATAAGTAGTAATCCTGATTTATTTCCAGAGCCACCACCATTAAAACAAAGTGGTGGTACTAAAATATCCTTTAGTGAAATGAAAAAGAAGGCATCGTCATTTGGAAAAGACTTGGATTTTGCCTTAAAAGCAATAGACCCTAAGTTAATTTCACCCGATTATCTTTATGATTATACAACAGAATTATTTGATAGTGTCGATTCAAAGGTAACAGAGGCCTCAGGAAATTTTGGTGTAATTGCACTTGAAAATACAATGCCCGACCCGACTATGATAATTCCTACAGTACCACCGCTAATATTACCAGTTTCTAGCAAGAGTATATTTCCTATGATTAATGCTGTTCTAGAATCATTAAGAATATTAAACAGTATAATTTTTTATATTGACCCTATGGGTATCGGTAAGATAAGTCGTAATATATTAACTTTAGTTATGGTTTGTTTAGATTTAGCGCGCGGTAATATATATCATGCAATTTTTACATCTTTCGGTTTTATTGGAAATAATCCAATGTATCTAGGTATAATATTAAAAATATTAAGAGATGCTATTATGTTAGTATCACCCGATTTACGAATACAACTGAGAGATATATTATTTAAATCATCTAAAAGTTTTTTTTCAGGTTTTGCAATATGGTTATTTACTACAATGTCTCCACAATTTGTAAGACGTCCTATAGCAGCATTATTTGATGGTGTTGCTACATCGATTGAAAATATCAATAATAGTCTTGATATGTCTGAAGAAAAAATTAGATTATCACCCGCTGGAAAATTTGCTACTATTAAATTACCACGAATTCCAGAAGATAAGATACCTGATGTCAACAACTTATATGCACTAAGGGAAGCTGTAAGAGAACCATCTATTTATTGTGACCCTAAAATTAGTGTTCTTATTGATGGGCTAAGAGATGTTCCACCATATGCTTTATTTTTTGATTTAGCACTTATTCCACGTAAGGAAACAGATGAATATAAGGAACAATGTAAACCCTATGCAGGTGGTGATTTAATTGAAAATTTAAAAAAGCAGATAGAGCCTGATATTGAGATTAAACCACAAGCTAACTTACAAGGCTTACAATCGCTTGGGTCACTTAATTTATCAAACCCAGTTGCTATGTTGGGAAGCGCAGCAGCAATATCTGGTGTAGAAATACCCACTGTAGCAGGTGTTAACTTAACAAAATTAAATGCTAAGAATTTAGTGAATAAACAACCACTAAATTTAGTGAAAAATGCTACTAAAATGGCCGGTGTAGAAATGCCGAAGGTAGAAGTCGCTGGAGTTAACTTAACAAAGGTTAATGCTGCTAAAATGTTGAGTAATCCATTAAACACAGTAAAAAACACTCTAAAAAATGCTTCAAAAAAACAAATTAATAGTACAATAAGAAATACCCTAAAAAATATCAAACCAAAAATCGGAACAGATGTGTAACCCGACGTTTAAACCCCACAATAAATACCACTATTTTTATTAATGGAAGAAGCTATTCACAATAATGATATAGACATGATAAAATATTTATTAGAGCAAGGGTACGACCCTAATTCGAAAACAGCGGATGGAGAACCATTATTATTTTTAAGTGATAACTTAGAGATAATAAATTTATTATTAGAAAATGGGGCTGACCCAAAGGCTACTGACACATATGGATTTATGCTTGAAAACTATTCTGATAATAGTGAGATTTTATCGACATTAGGCACGCCCCGAAATATAATTATTAGACCAAAAACAAAGGCGTTACTCTACAAAGAAACACTGAAACTTAAAAATAGACACGCAAAGACTCTTCGGGTTAAAAAGGTTAAGACTTAACATCTACGCTAGAAAATCCAATTTGACTTATCATTGTAAAGTATTCATCGCTAAATCCAAAATGACATCCATTTGCCTCTTTTTGTTCAGGAACGCGCCTTGATGTAGAATTCTTACCATGTAGGAAACTTACAATTACGCCCTCAGGAGGAATTTCCATAGTATCAAATTCTCTATTTTTGAGAAATAATTCACCTTCGGCAACATTAATATCATTAGGAAATTTACGCTCCATAAAAAACTTCTTGGTGAAGCACATAGACGCTTCACTGACACGTTTACAAGGTGATAAATTGAGTGGGGGTACGTTGATAGCCGATATATATTTTACTATATCATACATGGGTAAGGTAGAACAGTAAACGCACCCCTTTTGACTGGCATTCAGCATGAAAATGCGCATAATTAAAGAGGTTTTGGGATAGTGGTCATCATCATCCATAAATGCAAATACACTTGTGGCAGGATTTTTTGAAATAGCAGCCAAGCATCCGCGATTACGTTTCTCACCTATTGTAAGGCGTTTACCACTTGATACGTATTGCACCTGCAGGTCAGGCATCGATGCCTTGATTTTTTCCACATTTGAATCAACGCGTCCTAAGCCGTCACTGTCATCCACAATAATCCATACAAGCTTGTTGCGCGGATAATCGCAAATTTGTATATTTCGAACAGCATGCACAAACCATTCAGGACGATTATATACTAACGTAACAACACCAACAGTTGGTAGCTCATCAGGCTTCACCATTGCGGGTGGCATAGTTAAAGGTAAAGCATTATCAATAAATGATAAAATTTTCTTCCACGCTGTCAAAAATTCGTGTCTAAAAACCTTATTCAGTTGTAACGGCGCCTGTTTGAATTTTGAAGAGTAGTTATTTGTTAGCTGGTCAATATTGCAATTTATTAACATATCCATACTTGAATGTAATGATTCTACTGTGAACTTTCGCGGTATATCATTCATTTCTAATACCATAGAACCACTTAAATCTTCATAGGTTGTAATTTTACCTAAATCGCCTAAAATAGAGCCCCAGAGTTCATTATATACAGGAAGGTCAGGCCATAATGGTATTGAACCATATTGAAGTGCTTCAGCCATTACGTAACCAAATCCTTCCGCAATGGATACAGTAGCATGATACAATGACTCGTTCTGTAATTGACGTTTTTCCGATTCAGAAATATGGCCAATCTTATATGAAATATTATCAGGTTTAAAAATACATCCTGGTATATTTGAGGCAGAAACAACAATAAGCGGTGGATAGGATGGTTTCCAAAAATTAATAAGGTCTCTAGCGCTTTCTATTTTGTTAACTGAGCCACCAACCATAAAAAGTACCTGTTTCTTCTTTTTATTCATAGGTAATACTTCTACATTAGACATGACAGGGCAACGCCAAGAAATAAAAGCTTGTGCATCCTTTTTAACTAAATTCTTAAATTTTGATTCAGCATATCTTGTTCTGTAAAGAAAGAAGGTTGAAGGCTCTTCAAATACCCATGACCACTCATTTTTATACCACCATTCTTGATTAGGAATCACAATATTCACCTTTGCCCAAGGATAAGCTACACGACAAGGAACTTCAATATAAATATGGATATCACTTACAACAGGTAGTTTACCATTTCCTATAAAACTGTGAGCATCTCTGTGTTTGATATTGAGCGCAGCTTTACCCGAATGATTTAATTCCCTCAACATAGTTTCTAAAAGCTTAGCATCGTGACCTAAGCCATATTGTTGATTTCCAGCACCCTGACTAAAAATAACAACATTCATTGGACTACTCATACGTTTGAATATATTTTATAGGTATTGTTTAGGTAAGAATGCCCCTTCAAGAAAAGGATGACGTTCGTGATTTGGGATTTATTGCATGGTCTGACCCCTATGCACGCCTTGAAGATTATGACTCCCGCTTTTTTAAAGATGCTGTCAAAGAAGAGGACCAAATTCTACAAAGGCAAATCGATAAAATACCAAGCACTATAAAATATAGATGGCTAAAATCATTTTCAGATTTGCCCAAAAACCATAAGTCTTATTATACATTTGTTTGGAATTCTTATGTAATAAGTATGAATGAAAGTAGTCGATTAGCCCCGTCTATGAAAATTACAAAAAATAATCATATAGTGCTAGATGCGCGAGCTATGCGCGGATTTAGTATAGATGCTAGTAGAATTGTAATTATTAGGGACCTTTCAGATGGTAAAGAAAGTATGACACTTGATTTATACGATTCTAATCTTAATAGACTTTTAACAATTGATAAGGTCGGCGAAACAGCTAACATAGACGAAAAGTATTTATATTATATTGAGGCACAAGATATCTACTGGTTCAACAAAATTTTAAGAATGGATATAAAAACCAAGAAGGTAGTTCAGATTTATAAGGAAAATAATAAGAAATGGGTGTTACAAATTAAAAAACCAGAAGGACAACCTGATATATTTATAATACGCACGAATGCTATATATCAAGATATTGGAATAATACAAAATACTAAAGTGAAATGGATTAGTAAGGGATTTGGTAAAAAAATACCAATAAATAAGACGACAATTGCCTTTGATTCGCAAATAGTAATAGATTCAGAAAATATCAGCTATCCAGATGATTGGAAACTGGTCGATGCCAAACAATCTAAGAATTCCTATGTATTTATATTTACGAAGGATACATTTCATACACTTTGGTCTTATAACAAAACAGGGTGGCATTTACTAAGTCCTAAAGAAACAATATGTGAAATTAAATTCAGTTTAGTTCTCAATAAGCTAATTATCGGATATCCGAATAAACCAGATGCTGTTGCATCCATGGATTTACCACATTTATTGACCATAGAAAATACGCTTGATGGTCCAACATATGAAATAAAATACGGTAGTAATCCTGTACCATGGTTTGCTGTTCAATCAAGTCCAAACCCTAAGGCTGTTGTAATTTGCGGATACGGTTCATATGGAATGTCAACTAAAAAACTTCAATCGCGCCTTTGGTTACCATGGCTACAGCAGAACTTTATGGTAGTCACTCTATGTGTTCGTGGTGGTGGAGAAAACGGCGACCAATGGTGGGATGCGTCTAGAACTGCAAAAAGACGCCATGTTGGTATATCTGACTTTGTCAATGGTGTAAATTACATACAATCGCACTTTGGTTTTAATAGCAAAAATACAGTTATATACGGTCGTTCTGCAGGTGGTTTTTTAGTTACAGCTGCGTGTTTACAATTATTAGATAAAATTACAGTAGTTTATGCGGCCAAACCATATACCGATGTTTTACGTACAACCTCAAATCTTAAGGAACCACAGACTGAGGCAGAAACCGAAGAATTCGGATTAACTTATAATAACCCGCTTGATTTTGTTGAAATTGTTAAAATTTCACCCTATGAAAATATAATTAAAACTGCAATCAATCCCGTAATTTTACTAACAGGAGGTACAAATGACACAGAAGTAGGAATATACATGCCTTTGAAATATGCTAAACGCCTACGCGATTTTGAATGGAAGAATGTATTCTGTCGCGTTGCTCATGGCGAAGGTCATTTTACAGATAATGATAAGGAAATGGGTGAAGCATTAGACGGCGCTCTATGTGACTATTTTATAACCCGACAATAAGTCAAAATTACTACCCATTTAAAATTAATTAATATTATAAGTAAATATTATACTTTCATACATTATGGTATCTACAAGTTCGTTGAAATATTTTATTATAATTAATGGAAGTTTGGTTCTATTATCTCATATTCAATACGTATTTTTGAATTATTATATGTTTTCATATCTTACGTGTTCTATAGCGACAATGTTTCAAATGTTAATTTTAACATATGGTATTAATTATTTAAATAAAGATAAACAATTTTATACAGAAGGAGAAAGATCAGATAACTTTAATCTTGTGAATTACGTAAAAACAACTGCTGTTAACAGTGCTACTTATTATTTAATTATCAATAATTTATCATCAGAAAAGATTCACATGAGTAAAGATATACTATATTTTATTCCAAAATCATTTATTTTTGAGCTAATTCTGGATTTTGGACATTATTGGGCACATCGCATTGTTCACATGTCACCAATCTTGTACAGAATCGTTCATAAAAAACACCACATTCATAATTTGATTGATGTAAATACATCTTATAGTCATAATGCTAGTGATTATTTAATTACGAATATGTTACCAATGTTATTGAGTTCCTATTTAATCCCTATGTCAAAATATCAGTTCACTATACAATTTGTTTATAAATCATTAGTTGAAATTGGAGGTCATTCAGGTAAGATACAGAAAACAAGTTCCTTTCCTCAATGTATTTGGATACCCCGATTTTTAGGTATAGAATTAACAAATAAAGACCATAATCAGCATCATATAAATCATTTAAGTAATTTTTCGAAAAGATTTTCATTATGGGATAAATTATTTGGTACATATGAAAATAAATAATGAATAAAATGCGTCCGACCAATTTTTACAACTATTGCTTCCGGATTTTTATGCGTTCATCATTTAAATTCTAATATCCTAATCTAGTATATTTTCATAAATTATCAATAATTTTTTCTGGACAAAGAATATAAAGAAAGATGGAAGGTATATTCTCTGCTGTAGGTCTTGGTCCCTCTAATAAGAACAGTAGTGTAAAGGTTAATGTAACACCTAGTCCCGCTGCTATTACCTCAACTGGTAAGACGCTTAAGAATGCCGTAGCGAATGCCAAGAGTGTAGCTAACGCTCTCAATGTTGTTTCTAAGCAACTTTCTGATGCTTCATTAAATCTTAAGAACAAGGCGCCTGTTATTGCCAACGTTGCTGCGGATGCGGTAAAGGCTAACGCCCCCGGCGCGGCCGAGGCCCTCAAGCCAGTAGTTGGTGGTGCCAACGCGGCGCTTATCAGTAATATGCCCAAGAGTTTGATTGTTGGCGGTGCTCGTAACGTTGTAGAGGAGGTTGCCAGACAAATCAAGAAGCTCTCAGGTGCAGCACGTGATGCGTCAGATGCCATTGTTGAGGGTGTAAAGAATGTTGGTAAGGCTGCTACTTACGTAGCTAATAACGTAAAGAAGGTTGACCCCAAAAAGGTTAACTCAGCTGTTGGTGGCGCTACAAATGCTATGAATGCTAATGTTGGCCCAATGGTTGGCAGAAAATTCAACATCAAATCTGCTGTTACTCCTTCAACACTTAGTGCTATTGCTAAGGCAGCTGGCTCAGTTGCGGATGCTGCTCTCAATGGTATGGGTATGACACGCAAGAATAAGAAGAATGGTGGTAGTCGCAAGGACAAGAAGGACCGCAAGGCCAGTCGCAAGGCCAGTCGCAAGTCAGGTGGCAGTCGCAAGGACAAGAAGGACATGAAGGATAAAAAGGACAAGAAGGACGGCGGATTCCTCTCCATGTTTTAAGTGTGTCATAATGTAAAAATTTTTTTCTATATTTATAATTATTATAAAAATAGCAACTAATTAATTACCCATCCATTCAACAGTATTCTTCTTTTTACCACCTGAACAAGGCGCGTATGACATTCTGTGATATGGTGTTACACCATATTCTTTCAATCCACTCATATGTTTTGCTGTACCATAACCCTTATTAGAACGTAACCCATAATGAGCATCATAATCAGGATTTTCATCACATACGGATAATACCCATCTATCACGTTCAACTTTTGCCAAAATAGAGGCAGCAGCAATAGCAAGAAATTTTGAATCACCTTCAACAATCTTATGTACTTCAATGTCTTCATTATTAGCCCATGGTTTCCAACAATCACCATCTACAAGAATTCGTTGAATAGGAACATTAAGTCCTTCTAGAGCTCTATGCATAGTATTCAAATCGGCTTGTAAAACATTTTCCTCATCAATTTGCTTATTTGAACAATACGCAACAGAATAATCTACAGCACATTCTTTAACATAGTCATACAATATATTCCGTTTGCGTTCACTAAGTTTCTTGGAATCTTTAATTTCCATTAAAGTTTGACCATTATCAAAGAAACAATCTAGTTCAGCGGGAAGTACTACTGCCCCAACATATAGACGACCAAATAGACATCCGCGACCAGCTTCATCAACACCTACCTCTATATTGTCGTCGTATAGATACCGTAAATCATATGGCATAATTTAACTATAATAAAAGAGAAAATTCCCACTCAATTTTATATTAAGTCATCAGGAGACCATGAATCCAGGTACTACTTTATTTATTATAATAGGTATTATTGGATTATTATTATATATATTGAAGGCTATTAGAATAAATACATTTGAAAATTTTTCATCAAATGTAAATCAAACAGATATTTTACAACCAAAACTGTCCAAAATATTTTCAGCAATTGAAACCCCGGATTTAGGCAATGGCGACTATATAAAAAAGTATAATCCATCACCAATATTTGCTAAGCCAACCATTCCTACAACAATAAATACCACACAGCTACAAACAATACCCGATATTAAAAATAGTCCTCAACCATCAGATTCATTAACTTTATCAGCATCAAGTCCGCAAACATTACCACCAGTTATAAATCCAAATAATTTTAAACAGACACAAACAGTATTATTGCCACCTAACAATTTAGAGCGCGCTTCATCTATTCTTAACGAGCGTAATACTATTATTCCTGCAGTGTCCTCAAACGACAGTACTGGTAATTCTTTATCTGGAAAACCCTACACAATTTCTGATATGCAGGGTTCTATGCTGGAAAAAACAGACTCGATGAATGAGCCAAAAATTACTAAAAAGAAGAAAAAGTCTAAAAAAAGTAAAAAATGCCCCCCGATGCCTGATATGTCATTATACATTCGCAAGGACCAAATTCCATGCTGGGGTTGTGTTGTTCCATAAGCGTGTAATCAGTATTAAGAAATTTTTTCAATGAAAATAATTCTTATTTATGTAGCAATAACTAAAATTTTTATTGGATATGTTATCTCAAGTAATCACAGGGGACACCAATGGATAGACAAACAATTTTTCTCTTGGTAGGAATATTAATATTAATCCTAATTTTGATAATTAAATACAGCCACTTTTTAATAAGTGTTGAAGGATTTGTAAATGCGCCATCAAAGAAAATTGCAAGTTTACCAAAACCAGAGGGTAATAGCACTGTACCAAATAGCATGCCCGGCTCAGTAAGTGAAGACCCTATAGATGGCTTGGCATCATACAAAGATATAGCATCATTAATAGATACTATTAAAGCCTATAATGATTTGTATGATAAATTCATAATAAATATATATAAGAATTCCGAATTTCAGGTTCTTCACACTAAATCGGCACCATATTTAATAAAATTACAAGCTCAAATTGATACAGGTAAAATTGTGGATAAACTAGATTTTATTACAAGTGAAAGAGAAAAATATAATAAAGCAATTAGATACATACATTCCGATGAAACTACATACAAAAAGATTAATAAGAAGACAGCAACTATACTTACAAAGCCTATGATTAAGGGTAAGGGTGTAGCAAGTTTGAAAGATTTAGAATTTGCAATTGAACGTGCTCAAAAAGAAAAAAAGCGCATTGATGATTTAAGGTCGGAATCAGCGGATTTTAAACAAAGAGCATTAATTTTAGAAAAAATTCAACTAGATTTTAAAGAAATACACAATAAGGTTACTAAGAATGATATGAAGCCAGATGATATACCTGTTCAAAAGAAAGATTTATTAAAGTTCTTAATAGATGTTGAAAATCCTACATCAAAATTAACACCTTTACCTAAATTAAAACGTGCGCAGTCTGATAAAAAGACATGTGAAGGATTTAAAAATAGTAAAAACACAGACGAAGATTATGATGATAATGATTATGATAATTTATTTACATATGATAATGATGATGAACTAATAGATATCAATAATAAATTAAATGGATTTCAAAAGAAAACCGATATAGATAATTCTGCTAAAAGGTCAAAAGGTAATTCTAAAAAAGTTAATCAAATGCCTTATTTGAAATGTTATAAAATAAATAAAACTGATTCAGACGATGATGATGATGATATTGATGACGATAATTCTGTTAAAGCTTATAATACAAAAGATATAACTCATGTTGTAAAATCTGCAAAATCTCAAAAGAAGGAAGGATTTAGTAATTTTATAAATGAAGATAAAGAAGACCAAAATGAGGAATTTAAGAGCGAAAAGGTTGAAATAAATCAGAAATTACCAAGAAAATATCAGAATATGATAAATAATCTTCGTTCCTCCTTACGGGACTTATCGTGGGATTTACAAATCGATATAGGATATGACCCAAATGTGACAATTCAGCGTAGAATTACAGAACGTTTGAATACAATTTCAAACGAAATTGAATCGGGTCTTCTTAAAAAGACAGACTTAAAATCAAAATTTTTAGAGTTACGTATATTAAAACAACAATTGGAGTCATATAATTCACGTAGAATAACTGCGTCAAAAGCTATACCCGAATCGGCATATGATTCCAAACAAAAATATAGAGAGCCAAATGTATCAGATAGTAGTTTAATAATGAATAATAAAGACCTTAATAAAAAGGAAGAACCAGAAAAATCCGCAAAACCTCTAGCGTCAAATGACTATAATAAACGTCCAGGTTTTGAAATGACTAGAGAACAGATAAAGGCGCGTGGTTCAGGTGCTTCATTTGAATCAAAAAGCGCAGGTACTCTTGATTATAAAAAGACGGTTCAGTTTCTCTGTTCTCAAATTAAATCGGCTGGTTTAGGTGAACCAAGAGAGTTCGGATGTATTACGAATCCAGAACAAGAAGTGGGACCAGAATATTCTTGGAAGGGAAACTATAAGATGGTCTGTTCAAGACTGGGACACACGTGGGGAGACTTTTATCCCGAGATGTTTGGATGTCCAGCACCAGATATGTCTCATATGCAACATCCTAAAATTAATAAAACTTGTACAACTTCAGCATACATTCCTCCTCCAATTGCTCACCCAAACATACCATGTAAAGCTTAACGTAATAGTATAATACGTTAGATATTCAAAATAGATAATTTTTACCGCAATGTCTTTTGTGTTAAAAATCATTTGTTTATAGTGTGTAGGGATGAAGAACTCAACTGGGTTTTCTTATACGCTATCCGCGTTTATGCTTGTCGCATTAATCGCCTTTTTAGGTGGCTATTATTTAGCGCGATTTTCAAAACGTACAAATGAAGGATTCTCCAATTTTGGCACACCATGCAATGTGTGTAATCAACAAAAACCAAAATGTGGCTGTCCTTGTAAGGTATGTGATAAACCTAAAAAGGATTGTGAATGCAAACCTAAGCCCAAACCTAAGCCGAAAACTTGCGGTGGATGTGGAATGTCAAAACCAAAGTGTGCTTGCAGAAAGAACGAATATTCAGACGACAGTCGTTCATTGGGTCAAATGGAACGTAAGTCTTTTGATAATGAATATTCATTTGATGATGATGGACCTAATTCAATGAACAAAGCAGCACCCCCGGCATCTTATCCTGTACAAGATTTATCAAAATATGTATTGCGGTCAACTGTTCCACCATGCCCAGCTCTTCCTGATATGTCAAGATATATGCTAAAAACCGAATGCCCTTCACAGCCCGATATGTCAAAGTATGTTCTAAAAGCGTCTGTACCTAAATGCCCACCATGTATTAGTACATGTTCAAAGCCATGCAAGATTGGTGAGTGCCCACCATGCCCCCGCCCGAGATGTCCTACGGTAAATTGTCCTGAACCTAAACCATGTCCTGCGTGTCCACAAGTCATGGTAGAACCTTGCCCCGAACCTAGAATTCAATGTAAGGCGTCATCTTCTGAACCTAATACCAAGGTTCGTCCAATGTTAGCTTCAACATCTCAGTTTGGTTTATAATAACATTTTTATCAAAGTTAAGCGTTATTTTTTTAAAAGATAGTACTTAACTCTACAATACAAAATACACACCATGCAATGTAATTTTCTATTTAGTTATATTATGAAATAAAATTGTTATTATTTAACTAATATCATACACAATTATAGGGAGATATGTCTCAGACAAATATTCAGAAACATATATTAGCTGTTAAGCATGAATTAAATAGGTCAATAGGCTTATTACAAGACTTTACAAGGGATAGCAAAGACGAAAATATATGTTATACTGGAATTGTAGATAAATCATTTATAGATAATGTTCTTTCGAAAATGGCTACTTGTGTTAATAAAATTAACGGTAACGTCAATTCAGGATTAAAGTATGACAAGGATGATATTGATTTCGAACCAACAAGAAAAGTTCTAGAAGCTATTCCTATAGGAACATATTATAAATTATTAAAACCTTCTAAAAAAATCATAAATAATAACAAAAGGGCACATGAGACTTGGATTTTAGACCCTAAGCCAAAATTACAATATATTAACGTAAAACCTACTCTAAAGAAAGATGGTATTAGACATAAAACAGATTATGATTTTGGTTTACAGACAAGTGACAAACCATTTAAAAATATATATGATACGCATCTATGTTCAAATGGTATAGTTGAAGAAGGGTTTATAGATACTCTTAAATCCAAAATGAAATCCTGTATAAAACAATTAGATAAGGACGCCAAATCAGATTTGGATTTTGATATGGATGCTAGCGAATTTGCTCCAACTCGTAAGATATTAGAGAATATACCAAAAGGAAAGAACTACAAACTATATAGACCTAGTAAAATAATGTCTGTTGATAATAATTTGTTATCTAGAAATAATAGTGCACCTAATAAGAAATCTTGGGTTTTGGACCCGTTACCAGAAGAACCATTTATAAAGATAAAACCATCTATTAAAAATGGTGATAAAAATCCAGTAGATTATGAGTTTGGGTTAAAGATAGACGACGAGACAAATTCTGAAACTCAAAAGACAAAAGAATGTTCCAATGGAATAGTTGAAGAAGGATTTATAGATACTTTAAAATCCAAAATGAAATCCTGTATAAAACAATTTGATAAACACGCCAAATCAGATTTGGATTTTGATATGGATACAGATAATTTTAAACCAACTCGTAAGATATTAGAGAATATCCCAAAAGGAAAGAACTACAAACTATATAGACCTAGTAAAATAATGTCTGTTGATAATAATTTGTTATCTAGAAATAATAGTGCACCTAATAAGAAGTCTTGGGTTTTGGACCCGCTACCAGAAGAACCATTTATAAAGATAAAACCATCTATTAAAAATACCGACAAAAATCCAGTAGATTATGAGTTTGGGTTAAAGATAGACGATGAGCCAAATTCTGAAAGTCAAGAGACAAAAGAATGTTCCAATGGCATAGTTGAAGAAGGACTTATAGATACTCTTAAATCTAAAATGAAAACCTGTATAAAACAGCTTGATAAAGATGTCAATTCGGACCTGGATATTGATACTAACACACCCGCTTTTGAAACAGTAAGAAAGATATTAAAAAATATCCCTAAAGGTAAATTTTATACGTTATATAAACCTGAAAAAAGAAATAATTCTAATCAATCATGGGTCTTAGACCCTAAAATAGACAAATCAGATACAGTTACAGAACCGACTTCAATTAATACCGAATCAGAAGAACCCTTTATACATATAAAGGTGGTACCTAAAAAATCAAACAAAACTTATGAGTTTGGGTTAAAAATTTTAAATGATAAACCAGAAGGTTTAACAGATGAAGAGTTAAGATTAGCCTTAGAAGCGCTTGGTCTAACCAGTGAGGCTCCAGCTGCTAATATTGCTGTAACAGCTGTTACTTCACCTGCCTCCAGTGCTTTTAATTCAGTTGTTAAAAGAATAGGAGTACCTAAGGCAAAACTAGATACAAATCTGTTGCATAAACTACCAGATTTAAATATTCGTGAAGACCATGATTTGTTGGATGCTACAATTTCTTTAGTCGGTAAACCTGAATATCTAGGTTATGATAATTTAGCAAGAACATTAGGAATCCCGCCAAGTGACGCAGTAGTTAATGTATTTAAAAATTTAGGAGAAAACAAAACAATAAATAATTTAAATGCAATTAGAGCTAAATCTCTTCAAAAGCCAAGACAACAAGCGTTTGCGGGTCTAGTAAAAACACCAGATGTTAAAAAGGTCACTAATTCTATGAGACAAAATGCTGAAAGAATAAGAAAATCAAGAGGTTTAAAACAGGCAAATGGACCTTGGAATCCAAGAAAGGTAAGGGGTGGAACAAAGAAGTTAAAACGTTCTAAGAAGACCCGTCGGTCAAAACGCCACCAATAGTAGAAATACGGTGGTCATAATCAGCATTATTAACTTCGCATAATACAGCTGAGGCACGTATGTATTCGGTCGTAAAAAAAGGTTCTGTTTGTGGTGATGGATTATACACTATAATTTTCAAGGGTTCAAAGTCAGTATAAGGACGGGATTTCGACGAAGACCTTTCAGAATTAATCAATTGAATAAGAGCCTTGACTCTGCGTAAAATTACAGGTTGTTTCATATAACTAGTACGCGTAACATGTTTCCACATCCATTCAAACTGCAAAGCTGTCTGCATATCAGGAAATCTTCCAACAGTACATAAAAGTATCCAAGTATGTCCATTTTTAACGGCTGCACTTGTGAATTTAGCCCCTCCTTTTATTTCACAATTATGTTGTCTAATTCGATGAGCCATATCGATTGTGGCACCAATATAGGTTGCTCCCGAATCTTCGCGTAATAGACAATAACAAACCCATGAAGACATAGTTTGTCTTTAATATAGACACAGTCTTTAAAACCTGCGTCATAAATAGGGAATGGATACGCGTTTCTGGGGACCTAGTGGGTGGAGATTATTCCATCTTTCTGTAACAACACCATTGAAAGGTCGCGACTTTACAAATATTAAAAAATTCTATCAACTTTTGCCTTTTGTTCTTCCCTGTAAATTTTGTAGGCAATCATTGACAAAATACTATAAAAACAGACCTTTACCGAATTCGTACAGTAAAATGAATCGATGGTTGTATGATATTCATAACGATGTCAATGAGAAACTGCGTTCACAAAAACTTTTAAAAGAACCAAATCCAACATTTGAAAAGGTCCAAAGTGATTATATGAAATGGTCAGAAAGTCCATGTGCTTCATCGACAATACTGGGCTGGGATTTCTTATTTTCAATCGCTAACACAACTCCATCTAAGCATCTTTCTTCAACACCTATTGTTGATGCACCCCTAATTTTAGATACACCCGAATTACGAAATGAATATAATACTATGAAATATAATGAAAGAATACCATATGTTCAAGAATGGTGGAATTTAATTAAAACAGTCTTTCCCTATGAACCATGGCGAAATGCCTGGATTAAGGGCGAAAATCAATATGGATTAGCTCCAGTAAATAAGGGAAAAAAGGCCGTATTAGAATGGTTGTTTAATATTCAAAAAATTGTTTGTAAAACAATGATGGAGGAAACACCATACAATTCATTTAATGGATTATGTAAGGAGGTTAGTCTATTTTCATCAGGTTGTGGTAAAGCTAAAACTAAGGCGACAAAAACTTGTCGTGCTAAAAAATTAGTTGCACGTGAAACATTAAGGCGCAATAGGAATCTGCGCAACAATATCTAAAGACATATTTTCTAGTGATTTTTCAATTGTTTGACTATATTGCATTCCATTCCATTTAGTCTTCCATACAGATGCTGATGCATAGGTGGAACAATCTCTATTTGAATAACCCATAGTTTTGAATCTTGCCCAAAGATTTCGCGCCTTCCAAATATCTTGTTTGTTCCAGCATGGGTCTTCTTCTAAATCTACCCGGATGTTGACTCCATTACGTAACAACCACATATCTTATAATTGAATATTTCAAATATAATATATATTGTATCATTTTTATAATAAAAATGGGCTGGTTTGCGCTCACTTAAATCTAATAAATTATTACTCTATTTATAGAAATAATGGCTTCACCTACTCCTGTTGAAATTGCCTTATATGTCGGTATTTTACTTGTTTTAGTTTGGGTCGCCTATCGCCTATATCTTTCCTTTTCTGTGAAGAAAGAGGAGGGATTTGATAATCAAAATACTCGTACATTTACAATGTATTATGCTGATTGGTGTGGACATTGCCAAACTGCTAAACCTGAGTTTGCGAAGCTAGGTTCTACACAGACCATCTCCGGCAAGGTGGTAAATATAAAGATGGTGAATCCTGAGACACAACCTGAGATGGCAACTGGCGTGAATATTCGCGGTTTCCCAACAATTGTTTTGAAGAATGGTGACCAGGTAGTTGAGTATTCTGGTCAACGCACACAGGACGCGTTTCTTTCATTCCTCCAGGAAAATGTAAAGTGAACCATTCTTCAGTTGTTTTCGTTCCTATAGAAAATAGTTCTTCTCTATCTTTTTTTTTAACTGCTAAATGCCATGCAGGATATCCGCGAATATGAAAATTAATAATATTTGACTCTAAGACTATATTTTTAGAGCCAAGTTTTCTACAAGATTCTCTAAAGTTCAGAATCTTGGGAATAAACTCACTCAAAGATTTCGGCTCACTTGATATATCATATATTTTAAAATTAAATCCTAATGCTGATTTTCTTTCATCATCTGACGGTAATAAATCCCATGGAAAATTCATTCCTATGGCGCCATCAACTAATAAGTGGTTATTTATGGGATTGCGAAAAGGTCTATAAAAGAATGGTATAGATGTTGAGGCTCTAAGTGCATCTACCAATTTCAGTGTAGGAAATGTTTTAGCATCTAGAATTACCATTTTAGTATCGGTCAAGTCTGCAGTAACAATATGTAGTCCAGGAATCTCTTGTAAGGTATATTGAGAAGCTCCAGGTTTAATATCTTCCAGTAGCTTTTGCATCTCTTTTGTAAAGGCTTCACCCGAATCAAGTCCCCATTTCTCACTAAAAGACACAATATTTGATAAATCTATATCCCGAAATCTGGCGAAATCTAATTCTTCAAATACTGTTTTCAATTTAGGTAAGGGTGTTTTAAGAGATAAACATGTTGCTAATAAGGCACCGGCAGAATTACCCCAGTAATCTGAAACCTTGTGGAGCATATTTCTTTTTTTAAGAACTTCTATTGAACCCAAAAATGCCAGACATCGCGGTCCTCCACCAGCAAATACCAAATGTCTAGGAATTAGCATTATTAGATTTTATCATTCGGCTTTTAAGCGGTAATCTCTCAATAACAAAATCTAACAACGAACTAATGAGCGAAAATACGGGCTCAAGTCCTCCAAAATTAGACCCTTCAACACTCTATTCAGAACAAGAAAAAAGAGACCAGTTAAAACTTAAAACATATAACAGCATACTCGAATCTGTTCATAATAAAATTAGGATTAATTCGCGTATGCCAAATAACGACAAGTCTCTATTATTTGTTGTGCCCGAATTTGTGATTGGAGTTCCTAGATTTAGTACACGTGATTGTATTTTATATCTGGCATGGAATTTACGTAATTCTAAATTTGAGGTGCAGTATTTTCACCCTAATTTATTATTTATTTCTTGGAAGAAACACGATGAACAATATCGCGAAGAACGAAATCCGATTGTTCAAACTATGAGAAATGCGATTGGCGATGATGAGAAGGCGCGAAATGCTATTATAGAAGCTTCTGTACCTAAATCAGTTATTAAAAAGACTACACAGCAATATTTTTCACCTCAAAAAGAGCAAGATTCTAATGTTAAAAAGGTTACCTTTATATAAAAAATTACACATATTTAATTATAAAAATCCTATAAATTTTATAATTAACTATATTCGAAACTTAATTTTATTTTAAAAATTTTAATATTTGACTTGAATTAACTAGATAGTTCTATATAAAAAACGGATGATTATAACCACCATGTTGTGTTGATACAGCAGAAGCAGATACGATATTTCCTAAAGCCTTACATCCTTGTTTCAATAATAAATCTAACATTAACAGTACAAATATTCCTGTCATAACAAATAATATAATTTCGGAATGATTTGATTCAGAACGCGCTACCTCTAGTGCATCAATCTTAGTAAAAATATCATCAATGCGTTTTTGTAATTCAGGTGTCATACTAGCAGCAGCACCCATTATTGTTGTTGGATTATGTTGACTATTAATTTGTTCAGGTTCAACCATTCCGCGCTTTTCATCACTTTTAGATTGTGGTGGCGGTATGTTTCTATAAAGTGTGGAATAACCATCAACTGAAGCGCCGGGAAAGGGTGGAGTTTCCGTTTTAGGACTTGGTACTCTATCAATAAACTGGTCAGTCCAATTTGGTTCAAGCATAAATGATTTATCAAACCCATGCTCATCATTTCCACCATTTGGATAAGGGAAATAGTCTTCATTTGGGTCATTCACACCGACCAAATATGAAGAAATACTAGTCGATGTATCGTTTTTAGGTTGCTCACCTAAGAGTTCTTCTGGTTGTTTGTAATTACGGGCAGCTCTATCTGGTTCTATTATACTAGGTTCCTGAGGGGGAAGTGGGGATCGTTTATGCTTTCTTGGTTTCATACGTCCTTTTTCACCTTTACCTGGTTCTTCAAACTGTTGTCTTGATGGTGGTAAAACTGAGTCTGATATACTTGTTTGAAACGCTTCTTCCAATGTACAATATGACATCTTCCGTTCCTGGAAGAATTAACCCTATTTTATTAACAGTTTTCATTTTGATGACTTAACCGATCCGGGATAAAATTAACTAAAATATAGACCCTTGAATATTAGATATGGATGTACCTAATTGGTTACCGAGCCTTGTACTGTGTATTGGAGTTTTATTGATATCGATTAATTTCTGGTATTTAGTTTACATGCCTCAAAAATACAAGGAGGAAGGTTTTGATTCAAATCAATATACTATAACTAATTTAATAAATAGTGAAAAATTACCTACTGACGATGAAGTAGCAATTGCTTATAGAACAGTATTAGTATATATGAAAAGTAATACACTGAAAAGTTTAAAAATCATAGCTGATTTCACAACTCGTGTTTATGGTAATTCGATACCAGTACCCGATTCTTTCGACCCACGAACGATTATGGATAATTATAGAAATCCAATCACTGGAATATAGTTTATCTTAGATAATAAAAGCTGTCTTTTTCAGGGAACATGCAAGCAGCCGGACAGCCAACTATTAACTTAAGTCCACCTATCAAGCTTGATATAATTATCGCTATATTGCTTATTATTCTTGGTTCTACAATTGAGATGGTACCTCAGGAGTATCATTCGATATTATCAAATCCAATAGTGTTTTTTGTAGGTATGTTACTATGTGCCGGTTTGGCTTCTATGAATCTAATTCCAATAGCCTTTGCAGTTGCATTTTTCCTGGTGAACTTGTTACGCATAATGCCAAAAAAACCAATCAAAAAGACTATAGTTAAAACAACAAAAGTAAGCAATCCCGGGTTTAAGGGTGTGAATGACAAGAATGATATATCCGGAATAAAGGAAGGATTTATGGTACCTTCTGGAGCAATTGACTGGGTTACAAATAACAAAAAATGGTTTGTTGAAAAAGTATTAATGGAGAAACCTATAGCTATTCAAGAAAAAGAGGTTTCTACATATCCTGTTCAGGCATGAATAATTTAGTAAAATTAATAAAACAGTCATATGTTTTATATAAAGTTAAGAGTAACTACATCAAATACTTAAATTAAATATTTGACGGTAATTTTATAAATAAAAAGCAGAGACACTTATGTCAGGTCATAGAATTATTGAAATTTCAACAATATTATTACTTGGTTGGGTTGTTGTTTGGTTAACCTTTCCCTTCGAACAACATTACGACGAAACTTTACGCGCTTATTCCCGTGAGCCAATATTTCGTATATTATTAGGACTTTTACTTATTTTTATATCTGCTTATAGTATTCCTGTCACATTATTATTATTTTTAATCGTATTTTTCTGGATTGCAGATATTCATTTAGTATCTAATATAAAATTTTAGGTCTGCTAAAATCAAAACATTGTTTAAAATAGGATATGCCAAGAAAGGCAAAGAGGCAATCTTTTTTTGAGATTGTTGGTGGTAATGCTCCGGCTTTAACACACGCGTCAGCACATGCATCGCATCATGTAAATCCTTCTCAACCGAGTAGCGCCGGTTTTGTACCCCCGCCGTTGGATCCGGTTAGCTCATTTGTGTTATCGTTAAATTCAAACCCTTATATAATAGGTATATTATATCTGTTTTTGAACTTAAGTGGTAGATATTTGCCTATGGAGCTTACAAAACAACAAGAAGCATTTCTTTCTAGACCTTATTTACGCCCGTTTATTTTATTCGCTGTACTTTTTATTGCAACAAGAAATATTGCAGTAGCATTTTGGTGTTCATTAGGATTATTAGCTACACTTTGGTTTATAGCAAACGAAAATCATGTAATGTGTTTGATTCCTGGTTGGAGAACGACGGATGATGAAAAGAAAAAAGAACAAGAACAGTCTTATGAAAATAATATGAAGAAACTCCAAAAAAAAGATGAGACTAAATCTCATGAAGAAGAAGCATCTTTACAACATATGGAGCACGCTGTACACAGCTCAGAACCTAACCATGTTGAAAACAACCCAAAAATGACAACTCATTAAACTATATAAATATATCGTTAAATACTCAACAACTTACCGTCAGATACTATCATACCGAGCTTATGAGTTTATAGTATAAATATTATAAACTTATAAAAATACCTAATTTTTAGACGCGTAAATCAATTGTAGCGCCAACAGGTTGTCCAGTACTCTTACGTTTTCCGCCACGTGCACCAGATTTACGCCCATTAACTTCTGAACCATTCATTGTTGTTGATGTATAAATACTCTGATTATCGTCAAAATCAGGTCTTGGAGGAGGTGTGAAGCTTACTTGTGGAGGCCCCATATCCTCTGATTCAAAAGCCTTCAAAATGTCTTCCACGCCTGAAGGTCCGCGCATTTCCCGTCTAGCTGTTTGAACAGCTGGCGATGGAGTCTTATCACGCTGGGGTTGCCAACTTTCTGAATTATTCTGTTGTACAAACGCCTCTGGTTCAGGTTGTCTCATTTGTTGATTTTGCTGGTTTTGATTTCCCTGAGGCATTCCCATACTAACAAAGTTAGCAAATCCAGGACCGACCGCTTGGCCTGCGGCCGCCTGGGCAAATTGGCGAGCCAAGTCAGGATTGCGCTTTAATATATCGTCCATACCAGGCATTTTTGACTTGAAGAATGTATTTGTAACGTGGCACATAGCAGCGCTGATGCCTAAAGTCATTACTAGACGGATTTCTGGTGCAACCTTTGTTCTATCCTTATACTTGTCGTAAAGTTCCTCAAATATCTCATCGAAATCATCCTGATTTTCATTAATTGATTCAGACCATCCGTCTAGATTCACATCAAGAGGATTAAACTTCTGATTTAGGAATTCCAGACCGGTAGCACATGTTAGTAAGGCGTTACGTTGAAACTTAATACTTGATTCAAGATTACGACTGTCAACAAGGCGGGCGTATTCCGCTTTAATTTCATCCAATGAATTGACCATCGTCATGCGATTACCTTCAATTCCTTTCGTAGCCAATCTGCGAATCTTATTAATGTATGCAGACTTCTCTGTGGCTTCTTGTTCTGGGCTTAATTTACTCGTTGATACAGGTACATTATCAAGACTAGCAGATTCAACATCAGTAGAAGAAACTGCTTCAGATTGTAAGTTTAATGAGGGTTCATCCTTAAAACGATTTATACGTATCGTGTCTGCACCAATACCACTGGGTGGATTTATAGAAACTGTTCTTTGAGTATCTTCAATATTTACAAAATCGATACTGTCTGAAATGAAACTCGTCTTTGGAGGGGATGATGGTGCACTGGTAAGATTAACTGTAGCACCCGAAGAATTATAAGGATTCGCTACAACAGGCGTTTTAGGACTTGGTGAAACTCTACTCTGATTACCTAACAAATCCATATCGATATTTCTAATGTTGTTGCTAGATGAGCCAATGTCAGATACATCAAGGCTGATGATGTCATCAAGATTATTCATATTTGACGCAAAATTCTGTAAGTCTGCAAGAGGGATAGTGCCGGGACTACTCATGCTATTATATTCGTCTTACATAGGGGGTTTAGGTGATTTTATTTGACTAAACGCAGACACATTAAAAATGCATCGGCTAAATCAGATTTTTTCTTCTTTGAATTAAAATAATCTAACCAGACCCTGTGTTCTGAACCTTTGAGTTTTTCCAATGTTAATAATTCTGCAGTATCCTTTCTTGCTTTATAATCACCACCAGCTTTATCAACAACTTCTTGAGCTTCCTCAGTTTTTTTAGAAGCATGAACAAAGACAATCTCTCCAGTCCAATTGTGTTCTTTACGTAAACGATATGTCAAGAGTGTATAAAGAATGATTTGAACAGATTTCATTGTTGGTGCATCAAAAACAGGTTGATTTTCTATACGAATGATTGAGACCTCTGAAAATTTAACAAGTCGACTATCAAGAAATTTTTCAATTGCAACTAATAAAATACCCAGGTCAGTTTTCATGGTTCCTTTTGGCTTAATGTAAGGAAGTAGATAAGCTTTTTTGATTAAATCCATATAATCGTCTTTTTTAGGTTTTTTAGGTATAGCCCATCCAGATTTTTCACAGAATTCTTTTAATGATTTTATATTAAATTTAATATCATTTGGTAATCCTTTCAATGAAGTCTTACCAGCCTTTACGCATTTTTTACACCAAATTGAACTACTATTATCTAACCAGCTTGGTGGACCACTACAAACACACCTACTAGCTGTTTGTGAATCACTTCCTGCTAATAGGTCGTAATTATCCCAGTCTAAGATTACAAAAGACGACCCACTAATATCCACTACACAATAAGCTAAGTTTCTTATACCCATATCGAAGGAAAGTATTTTGGTCATCTGCTGTATCCTCATATTTAAATGTTTTTAAACCGATTGGTTGTAAACCTATTTAAGTAATTAATTCTATAAATTAACTAATCAATGGAGCCTATTTATAAAATAATGGCCAAATACAGCTGGACCGACATTCATTATTCAAACACATTTTTACCAGAAGATAATCCATCTAATGATAAGCCAAACAGTTGGTTTATAGGTATTCGCACAGGTCCTAATAATAAAGATACTTGTATAATTCCTTGTTACACTAATGAAGATGTGTATAAATATCGTTCGCCGGCCGGTAATACTTTAAATGAGGCCATTCTAAAATCAAAGAAGAAATATGATGAGCTAATTTTAGGTATAAAGTTAAGTAATTGTAGAAAAACATCATCCCTTTTAGTAGGGGTATGAGTGGTAAAACAATAAAGGGTGTTGACGCAAACGGTGGTATAGTAATCGTTTATTATAAAGATAAGACAGGTCCTATTTTCCTTTTAGGCCAAGAAACAGCTTACCTATCAGAAAGTTCTCATGTAAAGCATTTCAAAACATCTGAAGGTGAAAATATACAAGACGCCTTCTTATTTCCAGGTGATATCAATAATAAAGCTGATGTTGATAAAGCAAAAAAGAAGTTTACTAAGGTTTGTAAAGAACTTGAGACCTTTAATCCTAGATTTATTAAACATGTTACGTTTAGCGACCTTAAAAATTCATCTAAAAAAGGTTTTATTTCTGGTAAGCCTAGATGGGTAGCTATACCCGAAGTTAAGGTGAGTAAATTTAATTTTAAAAGAAGAGCTGATGAATTAGCACCAATCGATAGATATGGTTTTCCAAAAGGAGGCTATATTTCAGGTAAAAATTACGTGAAAAAATCAAACAACAGTATGGATATTGAGGATTTTTCAATTAATGACACTGTTGTGAGGGAATGTTACGAAGAAACCTCAATTAAGCTTGATAAAAATAAATTAAATGACACTGATACTCTTTTTACATCAGGCGGTACCTCAAAATATGCACTATTCACGTATGAATTATCAGATTTTGAGTTTGAAGCAATTCACAGTATGGGCTTGTTAGTAAAAAAAAATAAGGAGTATGAAAATGAGCTACATAACGTACAGTTTTTAAGAATTCCTGAAGGCGAAAATAAAAAATTTTTCACAAATTCTATTTCAAGAGAGGTTTATGAATATTTTATGAAATCTGTGTTAGAAAAAAACGTATCAAAGGGAGGTACAAGGAGACAAAATATGACTACGCAAAAATTCACTAGAAAGAAAAAATCAAAGTATATATAGCATAACTAAATATTTTACTATTGATTATTATCAATCAAAATACAAATATCTTATATTTAAGTATTGTTTATATAAAACTGTACTTAAATACTGCAATACTACAATACTAGTAAATGTCACTGAATTTTGAAAATATAAAAAAATATATCACTAATAACAATTTAGCTATCAAGGGAATCCTGCATATTGGAGCCTATGATGAAGAAGTAAAAAAAATGTATAACGAATTAAATATACATGATAATAACATAATATGGGTTGATTCAGAATCTACAGATAATGGAATGGTATATACAATGTCTAATTTATTCAGATTAACAATTGATGAAACAAGCCCAGCATATATTTATAATAATCGGTTAAACAATAACAATTGTATTCTTGAATGTTGTAAAGATAGTCCCAAAATTTATGTTAACGAATTAAATAATATAAAAACACAATCACTAAAGGAATTTATTAATTATAATAATCTAGACCCTGCAGATTATAATTTTTGGAATTTTGACAGTATAGGGATTAATTTAAAAATATTTCAAGGTGCACAAGAGTACCTAAAATATGTTGATATAGTTTATACTGATATAAATTCGACTAATCTTTCACAACAAAATTCAGATAAGCGCGCCCTTGATTCTTTGTTAAAAAACAATGGCTTGATTGCAATTGATGATATTAAAGAAGGTAAATGGTGGGAGTTCCAAATGTATAAAAGCTTGTATATCAGAATGTAAGTCCTAAAATATTACTTAAATTTTTTGATTGTATAAGATACAATGCCTTTCAATTTAGAAAGTATCAAAAAATTTGCCAATGACAGTAATATTTCTTTTTCAGGTGTAATTCATGTAGGAACACACAGTAAAAATATAAACCAAATGTATAATTTGTTAAATATACATGATAATAATATCATATGGGTAGAATCTGATAAAAAACGGGCGCAAGAAAACCAATCAAATGGTCTGCCAAATGTGTTTACTACAATTATTGATGAATTAGATTCAGCAGTAATTTATAATAATAAACATAATCTGGAGCTTCAACCGTGTACACTTGAGTGCTGTATTGAGGTACCTAAATTAATTATTAGTGAGACAAATGATTATAAAATTCAACCTTTAAAAGATTTTTTAGAATTGAATAATTTTGACCCATGTGAATACAATGTATGGAATTTTGATTGTAACGGTTCAGAACTAAGAATTTTTAGGGGTGCCCAACATTTGCTAAAATATGTAGATATTATCTATACAGGTGTAAATTCCACAGAAATTTCAAAAAAAAACAATACAATGTCTGAAATAGACCAATTATTAAATAAACACGGATTAATACGTGTAGAAACTATTAAAAATGAGGACAATTGGTGTATGGCAATTTATGTGAGAATATAGGATTTTAGATTTTAAAAAGTATTTATTTGAATATCAAGCATATACTTTTATAAGGCTGTAGGATTATATAGATTTAATAAATTCCCATCCCATATCATCACAGATACATTGCCAGATTTTATCTTGCATATATAATTTCTCACGAGATTTGAGCAAGGGAAAGCATGGTAGGAAATCATCTAATTCAAGAAGTTGACAGAACTTGTATAAAACATATGAATATGATAAGAAATTGGAACGGCCTTTAGGACAATGCTTAATAAAGGATGGTTGTATTTCTCTAAACATAAAACGTAATTTATCTTCAACTTCTCTTGATAATACAGGCGCTTGAACACCATTCAGGCGGTTCATTATATGCGCCACGTGTTCGTAATATTTAGATAATTTAAGCTTCTTAAGAATTTCACGCAATTTAGATGGTTTCAATTTCATAGTATCCACAATTCGCTCTTTTCGTAATTCGGTTTGTATAAGCTCAAAAATTTCACTTGGAATTTCGGTGGTTTCTTTAGCTTGAAACTGTGCCAACCATTCGTTAAGATGGTTGATTTTCTTATATGCAAAATATGATATTTCACGTGGAGGGTCCTTGTACGATGGTTTTTCAGAATCTATTAGAATAAAATCTTGATAGCCACATTCAGAACAACCCAACATGGCCTCATTTTGTGAAAAATGCATTTCATTATCACAAACAGGACAACAACCGTAATCAGTTTCTATACCTGAACCAGGCATAATTCCAGATTTAATTGCACTAGGTTCAACAATAGATAAATATTTTTCTAGTGCCTTATCGCGTCGCATACCATCAATATCATTTATAATAATCGATGCCTTATTTGATATAGCATGTGCCTGTTTTTTACTGTTTTTGGATTTTTTTGATTTCTGTTCATCGTCACTAGACACTACAGGAGCTGTTTTAAAATAGGATAATACAGAGTTAGCAGGTGTTTTAAGTTTATTTGATTCACTATGAATTGAATTATCACCTGTTGCAATTCTTTGTTGTGTATCATAATGACCAAATAGGATATCGCCCACATTCAAATAATAGTTCATCATATCTTTCTGTGATTCAATATCAGCAATCTTATTTGTTAATTCTGTTTCCTTTTCAATTGATTCCTTATGTTCGTCTGTAAATCTAAGATGTTCAGGCCAATTAAATAATTTAGCTGATAATATTGAGAGCTCCTGTTTAAGTAGTGGTACTGATTCTTTTTGTTCTTTAAATTTACGTATTCTATCATTATGATATCCTTCAAGAGTTGTTAATTTGTCTTGTTGTATCTCATTCATATGTTCGTATTGTCCTGATAATGGGATAAGTATTTCATTCAATTTGAATGAAGACATACGTATATGTGTTTTCTCCCCGGTTTGGTTTAGGTGAGATACCCGGTATTTTCTAAAAAAATGCGTGCGGAAATCAAATCCCCCGGCAAATTTTTTTCTCCATGGGAGTTATAAACAGATACCATGGGTGGCGGCGGATTAATGCAACTTGTAGCTTACGGCGCGCAGGACATCTACTTAACTGGCAACCCCCAGATTACCTTCTTCAAGGTCGTCTACAGACGCCACACCAACTTCGCCATGGAGGCGATTGAGCAGACCTTCAACGGCTCTGCCAACTTCGGCAAGAAGGTAACATGCACTATCTCCCGTAACGGAGATTTAATCCACCGCATCTACCTCCAGGCCACACTCCCCGCTGTCACACTTCAGTCCAGCGACGGCTCAGGTGCCCAGTTCCGCTGGCTCAACTGGGTCGGTCACAACCTCATCGCCAACGTTGAGCTTGAGATCGGCGGCCAGAAGATTGACAAGCACTACGGTGACTGGCTCCAAATCTGGAATGAGCTCACCCAGGAGGCCGGTAAGCAGGCCGGCTACGCTGAGATGGTTGGCAATGTTCCCCAGCTCGTCAACCTCCTAACCCAGGGTGGCGAGGACTGCGACAACGCCTGCTACCGTGGCGAGCCCAACGCCTCATCAGAGGTCCTCAAGTGTGCCCCTGAGTACACACTCTATATCCCCCTCCAGTTCTGGTTCAACCGCAACCCTGGCCTTGCTCTTCCCCTCATCGCCCTCCAGTACCACGAGGTTAAGATCAACCTCCAGTTCCAGGAGCTCAACAACCTCTGCTGGGACATGACTGCCACCTCAGGCCACACTGTCCGCGACCGCGTCGCCCAGTCAGGCCTTGTCTCAGCGTCACTCTACGTAGATTACATCTACCTTGACACTGACGAGCGCCGCCGCTTCGCCCAGGTCTCACACGAGTACCTCATCGAGCAGCTCCAGTACACTGGTGGTGAGTCAGTCACCTCAGCCCAGAACAAGATCCGCTTGAACTTCAACCACCCTTGCAAGGAGCTTGTCTGGGTTGTCCAGCGTGATTCATTCGTCAGCTGCGACGACAACGTAGTTGGCCCCTGGAAGGGCCAGCAGCCCTTCAACTACTCTGACTGGTGGGACCGCGCCGTCCTTGAGTCAGGCTACTCAGTCACCCGTGTTGAGGGCCTTGCCGGCAACAACCCCGTCGTTGCCGCCATCGTTCAGCTCAACGGCCACGACAGATTCTCATACCGTGAGGGCCGCTACTTCAACTTGGTCCAGCCTTACCAGCACCACACCAACATCCCCGC